AACAACGACCTTTGCATGGCCTGCTGTTGCAGCCGCTCCATCTCGTTGACTACAGTATCGGTGTACGGATTCATCAACTCCTGAATCCGAGAACCTGTTACCCCTTGTGCGGCACTCCCAAGAGTATCTTGAGCGGATTGCAGAGCAGTCTTATATGAAGTTGCTGCCGCTGGCAACGCTCCATAGCCCTGAGTTTGCAACGTGTCGTAACCGGCAATTGCTTGTGATGCCGGTCTTTGCATCGCGGTTGATGCCGCGTTAGACAGACTTGTCAGATAGTCGGTGTAATACTCCGGTGCGGTTTCGGTCTTAGTGTCCGTTGTCGTAATACTTGGCAACGGATCGCCTTGAGTGATGGCCATGACTATCTCCTAGCCTTTTTCAAATAATCCAACGGGGACTTCTTAGCAGGCGGGGGCAAATCCTGCGGTTTTGCCGATCGATGGTACGACCGGATTGAATGCATCATGTCGTATAGTTTATCGCTTCCTGCCTTGGTTGATCCATTCCCCAAAGCAGCAACAACATCAGCGGGGAACACAAACTCCCCATCAGCCAACATTGCAGGGATGTCGTCCGACTGCCCATCACCGGGTCCACTGACCGCCGCACCCTGTCGAAAATCCAATCGAGGCTTGCCTGAATGATGCACAACATTCAAGCCACCTTTTGCCATCAACGGCGCAGCCAAGCCACCCTCCTTGGCAAACATCGTAGGCATGATGTTCTGTAGCGGGTTCAAGATCGAATCGATCTCGTTGAACACGCCATATGAGTAGTAGTTTGGCCCTTGCTGCTGCGCCACTTGCGTGGCCTGCGGCTGCTGGGTTACTTGTTGTTGCGGCTGTTGCATAGCTTGTCCCGCCGGTTGCGTGTACGAAGTCGTCTCGACCTTCTTCAAAAATTCCTCGAGCGGCCCCTCAAACTTAGCTTCTTGACCTTGCCCGGTCGTCAAAGCCTGCCTGAATTGCGGAGAGGGCGTCGGAGCTTCTGTTCCTCCAGTTGCTCCTCCAGCGCCAGGAACCGCGATGTTTTGCTGGGCCTTTTGAAGTAACTGCTCTTGCTGCGTTTTTGCTGCGGAAGCCCGATCCGCAGCTTGCTTGCGCTTGTTTTCCTCTTCCATCGTCTTACGGATGTCTTGAACATCCGTAGTCAGCTTTTCTCCAAGTTCCGTAACTTGGAGGCCCACTGTTTTGATGGCCGAGTCAAGAGTCTCGCCTTGCTGAACGCGTGCAGCGACTTCTGCTTGTTGCGCCTCGTTCATTGAATTGAACTGAGTTTGTTGCGACTCGTTCATCGCGTTGAACTGCTTTTGCATATCTTCGCCAAGCGAAGAAATTTGACCCTTCAAAGCAGTTTCACTCGCCGCAATTTGCTGCGTTGTTTGCTGACCAACATTCTGAATGGCAGCGCTTAAATCTTGTCCTTGTTGAACTCGAGCAGCAACCTCTGCCTGTTGAGCTGCTGACATCTGCCCAAATTGGGTTTGAACGTCAGTACCCAGTTGCCCAATAGCCTGACGCATCGCTGCTTCTGACGCAGCAATCTGTTGAGTCGTCTGCTGGCCAACGTTGTCAATTGCGCCGCGCAAGTCCTGTCCCTGCTGCACCCGAGCAGCCACCTCGGCCTTCTGCGCGTCCGACATCTGGTCAAACCGGCCTTGAACATCAGCCCCAAGTTGACCAATAGCAGTACGAAGACCTTGCTCGCTTTCTGCAATACGTTGCGCCATCTCAGACCCAACGTTCGTAATCGCAGACTGAAGATCTTGCCCCTGCTGTACTCGAGCAACAACTTCTGCTTTCTGCGCAGCATCCATCTGCGAAAACTGCTGTTGTACGTTAGTCCCAAGCTGGCCTATCGCAGCTTGCAAACTAGCTTCAGACGCCGCTATCTGCTGCGATGTTTGCTGACTGACATTCTGGATAGCAGCGTTCAAATCCTGTCCCTGCTGAACCCTGGCTGCTACCTCAGCCTTCTGAGACTCGGACATCTGGTTGAACTGACCCTGTACATCCGTGCCGAGCTGCTGAATCGATTCTCGCAAAGCAGCTTCTGTCTGAGCGATTTGCGAAGCAGTCTGCGCACCTACAGCAGTAATTGCAGCCGTTAGGTCTTGACCTTGCCTGACTCGGGCATCAACCTCCGCTTTCTGCGCCTCTGTCAGTTGCTGGTACTGCGCCTGCATCTGCTGGCTTAGTTGCTGTTGCGTCGCCTGCAACCCAGCCGCCAATTCGCCACGCAAGGTCTGTTCAGTGGTGCCCATCTGCGCAAGCAGCGCGTCTTTTGTTACGCCAAGGTTGCTGGCCACGTCTTGAATAGATTTGGCAATCGCTTGATCTCGAGACAGGCCTGCAGCTTCGTTAGCCGCAATGGCCTCGTTCAGCCTTGACTGCACTCCAGCCAGTTGTTGTTCAAGACCAGTCTGTACCCCTGCCAACCCTGCGGCCAACTCCCCGCGGATTGTCTCTTCAGTCTTTCCTAGTTGCGACAACAAATCAGCTTTTGTAGACCCAACGCTTGCAGCAACATCGTCAATTGCTTTTGCCGCCGCTTGATCGCGAGACAACCCAGCCGCTTCATTCGCGGCCATCGCCTCTTTAAGCCTCGTCTCAACGTTTCCAATCTGCGCAGTGGTCGTTGCCGCCACGTTGTTAATTGCGGCAGTCAGGTCGCCAGAGGTTTGAGCCAATTGCAACGCCTGAGCCTTCTGGGCTTCAGACATCTGTGCAAACTTCGCCTGCGTGCTCGCGTCAAGGTTTGCAATCTGCTGCTGGGTTTGCGTTTGACCCGCGGCAAACTGCTCGCGCAAAGCCGCTTCGCTTTGACCCATGCGGGACAACAAGTCTTCTTTGGTCAACCCAACGTTTGCGGCGACGTCTCCAATCGCTTTGGTAAGCGCTTGGTCCCTCGAGAGTCCAGCCGCCTCGTTAGCTGCCACCGCGGACGTCAGTCTGCTTTCAACGTTCTGCAACTCAGACTGAATGTCTGCCTGAATTGTGTTCATGGCCGTCTGCATATTTGCGCCTTGCTCAACCAAGGCGTCAAACTGCTGCTTCTGCGCTGCGCTCAAAGCGTCGTACTGCTGCATGAATACAGAACCAAGCTCTCGAATCTGCTCCTGCGTAGCCTCTTGCCCGGAACGCATTTCCGACCGCAGTTGCGTCTCAGTCGTTCCAAGTTGATACAACAACGCAGTGCTGTTAGTTCCAAGGTCAGTGGCAACCTGATTGACCGCGTTTCGAACCGCTTCTACATCCGAAGCGCCCGCAGACTTTGCGTCTGCAATCGCCTTGTTTAAGTCGGACTGAACCTTCTCTATTTGCAGTTGCACTCCGCCAAGTTGTTCGGCAAAGTCAGTGCGAAGTTGAGATTCAGTCTTGCCAACCTGCTCCAGCACAAGGTCTTTTGTGATGTTCAGATCAGACGCTACTTTGTTCAATCCGATTTGCAGCGCGGCCTCTCCGTCTAGTCCAGACTGCCTCGCTTGAGCAATAGCTTCTGTCAAACGAGATTCAACCCCGCCAATCTGAGCACCCACATCTTGTCTGAGCTGGGCTTCAGTCTTGCCAAGCTGAGTCAATAGCTGTTCTTTAGTGAGTCCGGCTTCGGCTGCAACCTTGTCAATACTTGCCTGCAGCGCCGCATCGCCCGCCATGCCCGACTGCCGAGCTTGAGCAATTGCATCAGTTAAGCGAGATTCAACGCCACCAATTTGACTTGAAAGGTCAGATCGAAGCTGCTGTTCAGTTTTGCCCAACTGAGCAAGAAGGTCTGTTTTTGTCAGACCTACGTCGCTTGAAACCTTGTTTATTGCAACCTGTAGCGCTTGATCTCCTTCTAAACCTGCAGAACGAGCTTGAGCGATTGCATCTGTCAACCTAGATTCAACATTACCAATTTGGGCCTGAACACCGCCTAGCTGGCTAGCAAAGTCTGATCGCAGTTGCTGTTCCGTTTTGCCCAGTTGCCCAAGCAAATCCGCTTTCGTTGTTCCAACATCCCCGGCAACTTTATCAATTGCAGACTGCAGCGCTTGATCGCCTTGCATTCCTGCTGCTTTAGCTTGGGTGATAGCCTCTGACAATCGGCTTTCAACGCCGCCAATCTGTGTCTGAACGCCAGAAACTTGCGACGCCACATCAGCGCGAAGTTGCTCTTCCGTCTTTCTAAGTTGCGATAGCAGGTCTGTCTTCGTTGTTCCCAGGTCACCGGAAACTTTCGTAATAGCCGCCTGAAGCGCAGCATCCCCATCAAGGCCTGACTGCTTGGCTTGATTGATTGCTTGCGTCAACCTGTTTTCAACACCACCGACCTGCGACGTAATGTCCGTGCGCAACTGCGTCTCGCTGGTTCCTAGCCTCTGCAGCAGCTCTTCCTTGGTTGTCCCCAGGTTAGCCGCAACCGTATTAACAGCCTGCTGGACAGCCTCAACGTCGGCTTTGCCCGTGGCCTGCGCTGCTTGGATTTGCTGCGTCAACTGCTGACGCAATTGCTCAACTTCGTTGCTGGGCGTGACAGGCGAAGTAACCGGCGTCTCGGGTGTTACTGGGGGAGTAACAGGCGTGACAGGAGGCGTCACGGGGGTCTCCGGAGTTACCGGAGGCGTAACAGGCGTTTCAGGAGTGACTGGAGGAGTAACGGGCGCTTCCGGCGTGCCTGGAGGCGTAACAGGTGTTGGCGTGACAGGAGCTGGAACAGTCGGTTGTTCTGGTGTTTTTGGATACAGTTTGTCGGCCAACTGTGGATCTGTAAGAACTTTGTAAAATTCTCCTAGTCCTTTTTCCAGCGGAGTTTCTTCTTTCTTGCCGCCATCAATAGCAATAGTTGGAGCCGTAACAACAGGCATCTTCTCCATAGCTTTTTTAGCGTCTTCAGTGTCAACAAAAAACACTGTGCCATCGTTTTTGACAAGTTTGGTTCTGCCGTCTGAATAAGCAATCAGTGCAAACCCGTTGCCAACATCAAACATCTTGGCATTAGCATCTCCCGATCCATCGTCAACGGCAATAAGCGTTAGTCCAGGCGACCCTGGCGACACTCCAGAACCATCACCAAAAATAGCCTCTCCGCCAATAGTCGGCGGGTTTCCTGACTTGCCTATACCCCACAGGGCAGAGACATCTTTTGCCGGAATTTTTTCATCACTACCAACTCCGGTAATTTCAATATGCAACTTTCCTGTTACAGGGTCTGTCCACGATTTTGATCGATCCACAGGAACAAGAGTTTCTGGGTCAAGTTTGCCAAGATCTTTGTGAGAAATTGTTCCGTCTTCATTTTTCTCGTACCCATAGCCGCCATAATCGGCCATGTTTTCAACAACTTCCCTGTACGCGTCTTTGGCTTCCGCGCTATTTCTTCCAAATTCTTTCTCTGCAGATTCAACATTTGTTTTTTGTTGTTCAATCTGCTGTTGTTTAACATTCAACACTTCATTCAAATCTTTTGCAGCTTGGCCAGAAGACAATTTCTGATCAATTTCTTGCGGCGACAAACCTTGGTTTTTGTAAGACTCAAGCAATTCTCGAGCTGCAGATTCTCTGAACGAGTTTTGTGGTTGAATTGTAGAACCAGCAACTTGCTCTGTAAGAGCGGTTTCAATAACCGCACGCTCTTGAGCAGCAGCGCGTTGTGCATTAGTTTCGATAAAATGATCTTCAACTTGACCGTCTGAACGCGTAAACGAAAACCGATCTTTACCTTGTCTTTGAGCTTCTGCAGCAGCTTTAGCGAAGGCAATTCTGTCTTGTGCTTCGCCAGAAGGAACATACAAGTTGGACTCAATGATGGCCCGTTCTTGAGCGGCTTTTACTGAGTCTTGTTGCACTAACAGTTCTTTGGCTTGAGCAGCAGACAGATCTTTGTTTGTGATGGATTTGAACTCTTGCGAGATCTTGTCTATCGCAAAGTCTTGCAGTTTTGCGTTCTCTACTTTGTCAAACGCAGACCCAGCAAAACGCCTCGCCTCGTCTAGCGATACGTTCAGTCCGTAATCACGTTTGAAGATATTTTGAACGTCCGTTGTAGATAGTTGACGGCCAGCATCCATGCCGTAACGCGTGACCTGTCCGTCAGGCGTGGCCAGCTCAAGTACGTTTTGCGATAGGCCAGCAGCGTTCGTAAACAACTGCTCGTTGTTCTGAAAGAACTTCCCATCCTTGACGGTGAACCCGTTGTCAAGCGTGAAGCTGCCGTCCGCGTTGCGGCCAGTGACCGTAATAGCGCCCTCATTGATGGCATCAATCGTTGCATCACGAACAACAACTTCCGCCATGATGCGGTTGTAATTTTCTGCCGCTCGCTTCGTGGCCTCCTCGGAGGACTTATACAAGTTGTATTTGTTGTCGTACCTCTCAGCAGCAACTTTCAAACGCTCTGCAAGGTTGCCATCTTTAGGGGTCTCAATATTCTGACGAATCGTGCTAAGAGTTGCTGTTTTTTGTCCGATTTCTGTTTTTATCGCCTCTAATTGCACAAGCAAATTGTTGGTTTGTTCTGACTGAGCAACAGCTTTGTACCGATCTGCCGCTTGTTGCGCTAACGTATAGTGATTGTTTGCTTGCGCACCAGCGGCATTTGCTGCAACGGCAAAACTTTCTTGAGAAGGGGGAGAAACGTTATAATCAATAATAGGCACTTCAACCATACTTACAGTCGTGTAATCTCCGTCATTATAAGATTGAGGCACCATTTGCGTGCCTGTTTGTTTAACCCAATAAGTATCGTAATTACCGCCACCTTCTGAACTTGGTACAGAAACAAGTTGATACCCAAGCTGTTTTAACTTAGCGTCATAGTTTTCATACGCCCACTTGTTATCTTCAAATGTTTTAAGTGCGTCCTTTTGAAAAATCTGCTGCATCTCGACTTCGGCTTGTTCTTTTTCTAATTGGGCGCGAATCGGGGCCAGTTGATTAGTAAGGATGTCGTTATGCGCAGCAGCTTGCTGTCTAATTTCATCAGCAATCATGTCATGCCGACGAACTTCTGAATCGTACTCCGCTCTTGTGTTTACAAAAGCAGCTTGAGCGTTTCTTGCCTCGTCTGTTTTCCCGGTGTATTCGTCGTATGCCCTTTGGAACGCCGTTTTTGCTTCTGACGCGCCAATTTTAAGCGTTGCATACGCAAGATAATTACCAATCGCAGCACCAGGGTCGCCCTTCCCGCTAATCAATGTGTTGAGTGCAGTGCTTGTTGCGCCTTTGACAAGGTTTAAGGTCTTCGGGCCTAGACCCCAGTTTGGATCTTTGTTAAGGTCATCAAAGTAACTATCCACCCCAGAGTACACAAGACCTTGAGAGAAGCCTTGCGCCATTCCTGTTGCAATGCTGTCTCCCAGCAAGGTCGAACGGATTCCGCCAACAACAGCTCCGTTCACTGCAGCCGTAGTCATCTTGGCTACTGTGACCGCTTGGTCCATTGAGATGTCAAAGTTCTCAATCATGTAATCCGTAACATCCCCTGCTATCAGGTTTGATGTGTAATTACGGATGTCTGCACCAATTTGCGTGTTTTGCAAAAACTCTGTTGTTACATAAGAGACTGCAACAGCTTTAGCAATATCTTCAAAATCCCCTCCCTGAACCGCAGTAACAGCCGCTGCTGTAACGTATGGGGGGATACCGATCATAGCCCCGGCAACCTGCAAAATCGCCGGGATTGGGTTGTTCATAATCGCTGTTATGGTGTTGCCAATTTTATTCAGAGCGCTTTCTGCAACCCGGAAAGGGTTGAGTTCAATCCCCAATTCTTTTCTTGCCCAGCCCATTTCTAATCCCTTTTAGGACCGGTTGTGATGACCATTCCGCTGTTGGTCGGATCAAACTCTACAGACATACCTTCAACACGTCGCATTGCTACTTTGACCGCTCGGACGACATCCGGCGATACATACGCAAGCAACGTATCAAACCCCATCTTCCTTGCGGCCTGCGCTAGCTCAATCATGTTGTTGATGTAGTTCGGTGCGATGTCGCCGTTGTACCCTCGCACGAACCCCATGCGATCAGGCAAGGCAGCAATCGTAAACAACGTGTTTCCAGCGCGAATCCTGATCAATTTTGGATCGCTGTACTCTGAAATCATTACGGCGTAGCTCATCCGCTCCGGCGACATCCCTGCCTTCTTAGCCGCTTCCGCGGCGGCTTTAATTCCTGGCTTGTACTCGTGCGAAGCCACCGCAAAAATGTCTTGCGGCTTCAGCATCGTCTGCCTCGAGTCCACTGGATAAACGTTCATGCAACCACCCGCTGGTTAGGATGAAATCCGTCGTCCAGAATGTACCGCATTGGAATGAATACTTCCCATGTCATGACCCAGAACCACCTCACAAAGTCCCAGATAGCTACGGGAGACTTCCAGTTAGTCCTGCTCGCCACATACTTGATAATGAACGTACAAACGTATTGCTGGTTTTGTTTGGCAATCTCATCAAGCCCATCAAAACCCATCTCGTTCCAGACATCCATCGCTAGATCTTTGTGACCCAACTCTTCCATCGAGTGCCACTCAAACAGCTTGTAATCTCGCCCCTCTTGGCCAGCAAAACGACCCATATACATCCTGGCCATACAAGCCGCCAGATGTTCGATGGACACCATAGTCCCTAGCCAAAACTTGCGGCCCGGACGGCGATGGACGACCGCGGTCTTGGCCATCTCTTGCTCTTGTGCTTCCAACAAGTTATGTCTACGGTTGTAGGCCTCGTGAGCGTTAGCGTGAGCGTTTTCTTCTTTGATGAACGAATCTATACGATGCGCCAGCTCAGGCGAGACGTGAGGCTTGTAGTGCGCTGCAACTACTGTAAACGCCCGTTCCCAAGCCGGAAACAGGATGCTCAACGCATGGCAACAGCTAGTCCACGCAGGCGAGTCATTACACCAATTCATTGAGGCATCCCCGGATTGATTGCGCCAAACAACGCCGCAGCCCAATCGAACCATTCGCCAAACTGAGCAGGGTCCGGGACTGCTTCGTTTGTAAACACGTCAATAGCAAGCAATCCTTGCCCCCAGGCTTTCCAGTCTGTGTCTGCTGTTGGGATAGACAGTTGCTGCGCAGCGTACTGTTCGACCATCAAGCACGCCCATGATTCAAAGGTGTGATACCTCGGATCATAGACGAATGCGTTACTCGCGGCCATTAGTAGCCTCTTACGTCACCAATGTCCGCGCTAATAATGACTCGCCCAACCTGATAGTTGCCGTTGACTGTGTTTGACCTGAACCGCAGTCGCAACTCCCTGCGCTGCTCCTTCATGTCAATCTTGTTGGTGTTAACGTTAAAAACATACGGGTCGGATTCCTTGTCTTCAGACTGCGCATAGGGACGGCCCGTAACAATCAATTCCATCTCGCCGTTGATCAAAAAGTCCGGTTCTACCCGCTCAACCCGCAACCATCTGTTCGCACCTTCCATTGCCGGTTGCGACGGTCCTCCGGAAACCCAGCCAAGATCGTTTGTCTCAAAAAAACTTTCAACAGCAGACACATTCTGTCCATCAACGGCGTCAACACCAATCTCGTGCTGCCATAGCTGAATCCGATCAGGCGGGTTTTGAAACGTCAACACGTTTGTAGCCGTTGCCGTTGCTGCAGCCGATAGCTCAATCGCCTGAGCATAAATTGCCGTGACCGGAATGCTAAACCCGGATCCTCCGCCGCCACCCAGGTCAGCATCGTCAGCACTCAACACATCACCGACTTGGTACCCAGCGCCGCGGTCAACAATCGTCACAACAGTCACAACACCGCCTGCAATCGTAATGTTTGCAGTGGCCAAGAAACCAGACCCACCGGTCAGGGGCACGTCAGTGTAGGTATTGTTTGCATACCCAGATCCTGGCGTAATCGAACCCAGCGTCTTGACGTTCGAGCTGGTGATGCTGACAACAGTTGTTCCAGCCGTAATGCCAGTTCCTGACACGACCAATCGGTCATCAATATCAACGTTGTAAGTGTCAGAGAACAGAAATTCGCTACCGTTGACCAAGTCAAACGGGCCAGAGAACACAACGTTTTCAGGCAACGTTTGCCAGCTCGCAGCAATCGGAAACGCAAACACTTGCGAAAAATACCCGGCAGACCGCCGCGCACCAATTGCTTCACCTGCGTCGTACCACGTCTGTTCGCGCACGTTGAACACAATTGCGTCAGTGCATTCGGTTGCGTTGCCTCGAGGATAGAACCACCAGATCTCGCCATACCGCGGAACTTTGGTCGCCCAGACCTTCTGACGCTGGTTGTAGTTCAGATTGTCAAAAAAGTAGTTCTGATTCATGTCGTTCGGGATTTCTTTAACTGTCCCGTTGTACAACAAAAACCGATCTACCCCAATCCAATAGTAAATGCCGTCGTACTCAATTACGCACTGAGACGACAAAATTGATGTTTGGCTCGAAATGATGTCGTATCGCCAGTATTGCGCCGGAGTTCCCGTTCCTCCAACGAACGACACTCGAACCAAGCTATCAACAGACCAGAACAGACCAGATGGCGCATTGGAGCCTCCTCGAACCGGCAGGGCTTGCACAATCTTGCCCGTTGCCACGTTGACCTCGTTAGCGTCAGCAGATACCCAATCGTCAGGGTTGCCCGCAGAACAGTTCCGAATTAGCCCCGCGTTGCCGTACACAAACACATACGGATGCAACGTCACCACGCCACCCGACACGCTGACGTTGTTGTTGAACGTAGCCGTGACCGTAGCCGACGCTGTAGCAGGTTGAGATATGACAACCGACGTACCCGTAATCGATACAACAGTCGTTGAAGCAGGGATCCCTGCGCCTGTAATTGTCTGTCCTGCACCGATAAACGGGTTGGCAGCGCCCAAAGTAACAGTCGCACTTGCGTTAACCGTTGTTACCGAGTCAGTAAACACTCCAATCTGACTTAGTGACGTTCCGTTGATGTTGCCAATCAATACAGGCGTATCAACCGTGTCATCAATAGAAGTTAGATTCTGGCCAGGGTGAGCCAACAGAGTATTGATGCCGCCGGTAACGCTGTAAAATCCATCAAACTGCCAAAGGTTTAACGGCGAGGCGGTAAAATTGCTAAGACTAAAATCTTGCAGACCAGATCCAACGCCGTTGTCGTCAATCAACAAGACCTGAAGACCGTCAGAGTACCCAGAAAACACCGACGAGAAATTGTTCTGACTGTTAACCCAGATGCCTCGAGAAGGCCCGGTCAATTGATTAGAAATGACCCGGTAGCCCAACATCTTTCGCGGACGCCCGCGCTGGAATCGCACCCACCGGCCATCGTTATAGAACATCTTGTCAAATAACGTGCCGTCGCGCTGTACTCCAGCTTTGGTGTCTAGGGCAAAAACTTTTGCTGTCATTAGAAGCTACCGCCTGAAACGCCTTGCGAAAACGTACCGGTGCCAGTGATTGAAATTCCTGATGACGTTGCAACAAATTTTTGAACTCCAGCAACAGCAATTCCAAATTGATTTGATGCTGGACGAAAGATGCCAGTGGTTGATTCAGACGCAAAATTTAACGATGGTGAAGCCGCTGATCCATTTAACAGCGAAAACGTACCACCACCGGCTAGCGTAGTGTTGGCGTTCAACATATTTACGGAATCGCAAATCAAAATTGCCTGTTGCCCTGCGCCAATTGCGGCAACCGCTGCTCCTAGAATGCCGGTGGTGAATGTAATGTTGTAGCCTGCCCCAGTGCCGTCCGTCTGATTGGTGATGTAGTACACCTGAATGGTCGGCGGCAACACAATCGTCACGTTGCCGCTTAACGTTCCCGTGTACTTCTGGACAACGTTAGCGGCCTCTGCGCTTGTCAACGTCACGCTTCCAGACGTGACAGCTTTAGTCAATTGCGTAAAGTTAAACTGCGCTGATTTTCCAAGTCCAACAGTAAAAAACCCAGTGCCCGAGCAAAGAACAATTGCTGAATCTGACGGCTGCATCGCAATACTGGATGATCCGTTTATTAAACCAGCGGAGGGCGACACGGTCAAAGTACCGGAACCCCCGTTACGAATCATCAAAAACCAATCATTACCAAGTGTTGATGGTGCGGTTAAAGTAAACGTTCCTGCACCACCCGTCCACAAGTACGAAGCAGCTCGATCAGATTCCAACGCCGTGTAGTTAGACGCAAACGCCGTTACTTGATGAGCTTGATTAAGCGTCGTTGAAATGGCTTTTAGCCCATACCCAGCAAGCGTCACCGCATCCGCGTTACTTGTGCCAACTCCAAAGGCAATGTTGCCCCAGGTTCCTGCGGTCGTCGGGTTCGCGGTGATATAGATGTACTTTGCTTCTCCGGCCAAAATCGTGATAATCGTGTTGCCGTCATAGTCTGTGACGGTAAACGTAGTACCGCCTACGTTGCGAATCAGCGCATCTTCGCCTACAGACGCCTGATTGGCCGGTGGCATCTTGAGCTTTAAGCCCCCAGTCGTAGCCGTAACATTCATGATCCGAGCAGTTGGCTGATCCGTAGGACTGCCGTTGATCGGCCACTCCAACTGCACGTCTGTGGACAACGTAATAGCGCGGAACGATACGTCCGTCGGCTGGATAACGTTGCCCGTGAAAGGGGAAATAAAGCTCATGAATCCCTCACTAGGGTTTGCCTGTCACCAACTCGCGAAATGTCTTCAACCTTCAGCACTTCCATAATCTGGGAATACTGAGATTGCCACATAGCCATCCGCTCGTCGTTTTTCAAAAAGGGCATCGCCTGAAGAAGCGATCCATATAGCAACGCCTGGGGAGCGTACTGCGTGAACCAGTTGGACTGATTGGTCGAGTCCAACGGTTGAATGCGCTCGTAGTACAAGACCTCATAGCTATACGCCTGCGCCGGGGTCGGAGCAACCAACCAGTGCGTATAGTCATAGTCGCAATAGAACTTTGGCACATCCACATCAACAGCGTCTGGCCAATATTCCCGAAGATATTCGTACTTGCGCAGTAAAATTGGATTCTTCTTGCCATCAACCGTTACGTTCATAGACACGGTTTTGCGCCATCGAGCGGGCTTGTCGATGACAGGTTCCCCGGCAATCATGGTGCTCTGAGCAACCGTCAGGTTACCAAGGAACTTTAGCTCCGAAGCAATCACCTGCTCTGCGAGCATGATGAACTGCGGGATCTTCTGAAGCGTCGCCGTATCTGTACGCTCGAGGTACGTCTCGATGTCGTTGACTAGCGAGTCATACGTCATTACCGCTGCAACAGTCATCACCACACCTTTTTCTTAATAGACTCCGGCTGCGGGACAAACTGCTTACCTTGCCGCGTCCCCTCACGCTTTGCTCGTGTCGTCGCGGCGTATTCCGAAGCGGTTAGCTTCTCTCTTGCTCGCCGGGGGAGGTACCGCTCACCCGTAGCCTCAGACCCTTGCGTAGACGGCTTTCCAGACCGGGTGCCCCAATCCTCTTTCGTCCACTTACTGAGCGAATTATCGGCCTTTTTCGGGCCTTTGTAACCCCCGCCAGAGGCCTTGTACTTCTGGGTGGCTAGCTGCGCCTTCCTGGCGCTCCACTGCCCTGGCTTGCCGCCCTTCCCAGACGCCTTTACGGAAGAGACAATCCTCTTCCACTTGGCCGGGTCAGACTTGGTGGCGGAGGTCACTTGTCCACCTTGTTGTCCAGCTTGTCAAAAATTCTGGCCAACATCCCTTTTATGTCCGCAATGTCTGCCCTATAGTCGTCGCGGGTTACATACTGCAGCGGCAGCTCTGAAATCCGATCTTCAATCCGCAAAATTGAACGCGACAATGAGTTCAGAATCCAACCGCCAAATGCCCCGGCAAGACCAAAAGCAATGTTGATTAACATCTGCTGATCCATGTTTATTCCTTGGCCTGCTGTTCAGCCGCCTGCTGAATTTGATGGATCAGGTTTGCAACCTCAACATACGGTCGCTGCCCAAGGTACTGCAGGATTTGATTTAACACCTGCGCGGGAATCGTGACGGTTTCCATGTTTATGCCTGTGCTAGTTTTTGCGCTGCTTCAGCAACCTCGTCAACCCTACGTTCCCATCCGCGGCCAAAGTCTGCCCACGAAGGCAACCTTTGCATGAAGTCTATACGCCGAATACAGAAGTCTTCAATGAGTTTATCAGCGTCTAGGGCACAAACAGCAGCTATAGTCTTTGGTCCAATCAGTCCGTCCTGGAACACCCCTGCCGCTTGCTGAAGCGTCACCGCAGCCCTGTTTGGCCCGGAGTTTACGCTCATGTCAAAAACCGCATAATCCACGCCATCTGGCAGATCATCAGCTTTAACAGCGTCCCAATACTTGGCCTTGTAAAACAGATTTACCTGCTCCGGAGTCAACGCTCTCATCTCTTCATGCGTCACTTTACGGCCAACATAGGCCTCCCAGGCCCGTTGCGTCACACCGAGGTTTGTACTCCCAGCGCGGCCATCAGGTAGCCTGTTACCCATGTCTCGCACGTCATCCGTGAACCCGCCCTCATGCTTGATCATCTGAGCGAAGGCAAACGGCCAGTTCTCTTTCATTTCTTCAACTCCGCAGCCAGCGCCTCGGTCTTTTCTTTGCTGCCAGCGCTCGACCCAAGAAAAAAGTTCAGGATGGTTGCCACAACCGTGCCCAACATGAATCCAAGAATCGTATCGGCAAATCGCACGTTGTTCTCTTGTATGGTTCCGAAGGTAATAAAGAAAATGTAGGTCACCGCCGTGACGGACCAAAACGTCGCCAGATACATGACAAATCGTTTGGCAAACTTGTCGTCTTGATTGAGCGCAGCAACCTGCATTGCCCGAGCATCCGCGGTGTTCTTGTTGGCCTGCTCAACCATGAACTCCTCGTGCCTCATGGCGCTTTCACGCAGCGCCTTCACCTCGTCAGAGTTCATATCAGGCTTCAGCTCGATGCCTGTCTTCTCCTGCACGTAATCCAGACCCTTGTCCACCACCGCTTGCGCGACCTTCGGCAGGTTGTTCTGGATCAGAGAGGAGACAATGCCTGCGAGTAGAGGTGCCATCAGTTGCTCACTAGGTCAAAGTTAAGGTTCTTGTGCCGTGGATAGGTGACCGTTCTATCCCCCTCTGGACACTTGTACTTGATGGTTGCCAACAGTGTACCTTTACCCGGAGCCATTTCAGACTTAACTGAAAGCGTGTACGTAAACGTATCAACCTCCGGACCAGCGGGACCAGAGAACTTCGGGTTTGACGATGTAGCTTCATGCACCACACCCTTCCCATCCCTGATCGCTGGCACAAACGACTCAACCGAACAGTCATCCCGTTTTTTAATCCGGGCAACAGTGACTACAACCGGCTCACCAATCTTGGTGAGCTTAACTTCAAAGTGCTCTGGCACCCACTCGATGATCGCTGTGTCCAGCCATCCAAACTTATCAAACAACGTGTAGCCCCCGCCAAGGGCCGCAATGCTTGCAGCTACCGCACCTATTGCTTTTGACACATCCATGTGAGCGCCTTTTTAGTTGATGCCTTTTTTATTGGTCGTTACTTACATTGGCATAAACATTAAAAATGCTGCTGTTGCAGGAAGGACTGGAATTGTTACATCAAACGCAATACCAAAAGACCCGTAATTTATTGAATTATTTGTTGCCGTCCATTTTGTTGTTCCTGGCAAAGCTATTATGTCACTAACATTACAGTAATCCAAATCTATTACGCTTACATCAGTATATTTTAACGTCGGCGAATTTCCTCCGGACAACGTCAAAATTCTTCCAACCTCTCCTTCTGCCGTAAAACTAGATAACGTAATAAATGAATTCGAAATAGTTATTGACGTTGCACCGGTTGATTTATAAGTATTTGATATGTTTTTTAATTCGCCTACCAAAAACATTGTAAATGCGCCCGCTCCGCCATTATTTACTGTTATGTTTGTATAATTAGCAGAACCCATCTGCAAAGTCTTTGCCGACCCGGATGTAAATGTTAAAGTGCCGGTGCCGGTAACAGTCAAATTTGTTGAAGTAGTAACTTGCCACGCTGTGCTTGACCCAGATATAGTCCAGGTGGCAGATCCTATTGCTACAGTACGAGTTGAACTTACATTTGAAGAAAATGTGCCTGTAGAACTTGTTAAAGAAACAGAATAATTATTTGCATCAAATGTGCCATGAGTGACATTTAGAGCAGTGCCAGCCTTGTTTATTGTTAAGGCATCTTGAATTGTTACCGACCCTCCAACGCTAGCAACAAGAATTGTTGGCGTAAATGTTTTACCAGCACTAGTAATTGTTTGCGTTGTTCGCCCTACAAATTCCAACGTTTCTGTGCCAGCGATTGTGGTTCCCGTTCCGTTTATCCAGTTTCCGTAAATTTGACGCGCCGATGGTCCTGTGCTCAACGTTACTGTATTTGTTGTTCTTGCGCTCATGTCAATGGAGCCATAAGCGTACTGAGCATCCATTGTAATTACTGATCCTGACGATGGATATGATACAGGGACAATTACAGTGTCTTGCGCTAGAGGAAATTGTGTTACATCAGCAGTCCCGCCGTCTGTTGCTGACCATGCTGTCGTTGAAGACCAGTTAGTGGATCCGGTTGCTCGAACATAAACAGTTTTTGATGTAAATGTAATACCGGAATTATTTTTTCGATCCCCAAGTCTTGTCCCCGTTGCGGGCGCCGCGGATCCTGTAATTTCAATATGTTGAAAATCAACATCTGTTAAATTGACCGCATTACAACTCAAAGTTCTTCTTGTAGCGAACTGAAAAGATGAATCTCCTTCTACAAGAGTTCTAAACGTTGCATTGGCTCCGCCGTTTACAGTAAACGTGCCGTTTATTGTAAACAAACCAGATAAAAATCTCCTGTTTGCCCCGTAATTCACCGTTGGCGCAGCAAACGTTAAATCGTTAAACGTTGCTCCATTAGAAAACGAAACAAATCCGGTGCTTGTGCTAGTGACCGACACGTTATACCACGTTGCATTGTTTCCATAAAAATTTGCGTTTGTGCCAGACAACTGAATTGTTGATGTTCCTGCAGTTATTGTTATATTTGGTCTTATGCTCCCAACACTTGAACTATGATAAATATTAACACTACCACTCATTGATATCGTAGACGAACCAAATTCGAGAGTTAACGATTGCGGAGGGCCGTCTACCGCTATGCTAGCGATTGATAGCGCATAGTTTGCCGTATCTATTTTTCCAACTCTTAGAGTTAGATCCTGAGATGTAGACAACGCGCTACCTAAAGCCCATTCGCAATTATTCCCATTCAAAGTTAATTGCGAGGCCAAAGAAATGCCATTCGTTGTAAACACTTTCCCTGATGTTGACCCGCTTAATGTAATTGGTCCTGTAAACGTTCTGGTCATCCCAGTAGCTGGAAACGTTACATTCCCATGAACTATCAACGCCGACGACCCCGCTAATGTTACATTTCCAGAGGCCGGGCCGTTAATTGTTAAATTATTACATCGGCTTGTTTGATTAATCGTAGCGGTATAAGCAGTTGCATTACTGCTAGAGTCAAATATTACGTCGTCCAAAGATGTTGGAATTGCAGAGCCTCCTGAACCTCCCGACGAAATAGACCATTTACTTGTGTCAGACCAGTTTCCAGTGCCCCCAACCCAATACAAAGTTCTAGCCGCTGGCGTCGCCGTTCTATAAACAGGCGCACCAGCAGTTCCTGTTGAATTCACTCCAGCATAAAACTCTCCAGGAGATGTGTCGGCTAAAGCAAACGAACCCATACTTAGAAAATTGATGCCAGTAGTTGCTGATCCAGCAATAACATGACCCGTAGGAACCGACCCTCCCAAAGTTACAACGTTTCCTGACGTGCCAGTAATCGACCATTTTCCTATTGTTTGAATTGCTTCAAAATTTATCGTATGCGCAACTGTTTTGGTCGAAGCCCACTCTGTCCAAGTGCTTTCACCTGAAACTGTTAATGTTGATATTCCCGATGCCCCGCCAATTGTCAGTTTGTTATATGACCCTCCAAAACTATCAAAAGTCCTTGCTGTTGTGCTAGTTGATGACAACGTAATATTTGCCGTTTCTTTATAGAATAATAATGCCGATGAATTCAAAAAATACCATATATCACCAGTTCCAGAAACAGTCCACAACCCACTTCCCATTTTTACTGTTAAAGACGTGGACCCTTCTATGTAAACTTTAGACGTTGTTATATTGTATGTTTTTGCGTCAAACGTTCCGGATAGCAGGCGAAGATAACTTGTGTTGGTTTGTAAGATTATTGCACTGCCTAGCTCGACGGTGCCAACACCCTGAACTTGAATAGTAAACTCAAACGGCCTGCCGTTTCCGGTCAACACTTGCGTACCAGAACCACAAAAAATCAATCTTGCGTCAGAAGACGACGAGATTACATAACTTAAGCCAGATGTTGGATTTGTCCAACTGCCGTATACTTTTGGTTGATTTGTGCTAATTCCAAGTGACGCCGATGATGTTCTTGCTGAGGCATCTACTGTTCCAATATTCCAATTAGCGTTTATTGTTACAGTTCCCATCGCGCCTGTGTTATTAAAAACCGCAGTGTCTTGCGCTAATGGGAAATTGTCAACCGCAGGAGAACCACCACTTGATGTCGCCCATCCTGTCGCTGACCAATTTTGTGTTCCAGACAAATTCCAATACACTGTTTTTGTTGCTGGAAACGTAATTCCTGAATTGTTTCCACAGTCCCCAGCACGCGTTGGCGCCGTTCCTGTAGCAGATCCTGCGATTACAATATCTCTAAAATCGCAATCATTTGCGCTTAATGCATTTGCTGTAATTGTTCTTTGCGTTCCCCTAGTTGATGACGTTACATTAAATCTTCTTATTGCAGACGCCCCGCTTATTGTTAATGTTCCTGAAAGCGAAATGTTTCCAAACAAGGTTACATCCACAAGCCCTGTGGTTGCTCTTGCAGTAATTGTTACGTTATTAAAAGTTGGATTGTTTGCATTAAAAACAATAGCTGTATTGCCTGTATTGGTCCAATTTACGTTATAAAACGTCGCGGCTCCAGATATTGACGCATCTGCTGCCGTAAGATTTATTGTTGACGTTCCTGGCGTTAGCGTCCACGTCCCTGTTGCGCTTATTGCTGTACTTCCTGATAGCGTAACAGTGCTAGACCCAAGTGCTATTTCGCCTCTATTATTCCCATCCAAAGACGAACACGTTAAATTATAATTATTTGTTTTGAATAGTCCTCTTTGAACTAAAACCGCCCCTGATTGCGTTGCGTCGCCTAATTCTACCGCCCCATCAAGATTATAAATTGTCAACGCTGGAATAGTCCTGCCCGCCGATATAATAGTTTGAGTTTGTTTTAATGCGTAAAAACTCCAAGTTCCGGATGCTGACCATGTTACTGCTGAACTTAATGTAACATTTCCATAAAATTCTAACCCCTGCGTTCCTGAAAACGTTACCGTATTTGTTCTTGATGAACACGTTAACGTTCCAATCCAATTTAGCGTGCTGGTTGAAAAGGTTATTGTTGCTGCTGTATTCAATCCTGTATTTTGAATACTTGCTGTATCTTGAGCCAAAGGGAACGCATCAAGGCTAGCAGCTCCTCCAATTGATGTTGACCAATTATTGTCAACCCAATTCCCTCCAGCGACTGTTACCCAATAAACTGTTTTTGGCGTGCTAAACGTAATTCCTGCGCAATTTGATAAATTGCCAATTCTGGTGCCAGAAATTGGCGAAGAAGTTCCTCCAACGTAAATACTGTCAAAATCAACATCAGTTAAACTTGTTGATCCATTGACGTTTAATGTAATTGCTAGCGGAAAAGTGAAGGAACCAATAACAACTCGCCTATTACCAGCAGTGCCAGTAGAGGAAAACGTTCCATTAATAGTTTGAGAGCTGCTAAACGAATAAGTTCTTGACCCTACGGATGATGGGCCACTAAACGTCAACCCAGCAAACGTATTGTTCCCAGAAATAACCGACTGTGTTGCTGTTGCTGTTGTATTTGAAAACACTACCGTACCAAACGACACTCCAGTTGTTGCGCTACTTGACCCTTGAAGATATGGAGAGGAGCCATTAAGAGTAATTGTTGACGAAGTTGCGCTTAATGTAAGTCCGGTTGGAATTAGTTGTACGGCAATATTTGATGAGCCAGATCCACTAAAAGTAAGTTGACTAGACCCCAAGGTAATGCTTCTCGTGCTGCCTGACGTGGATATTAACCTTGTAGCCGTAACGTTATAACTTGCCGTATTAAATGTTCCTTGGGTCAATGTAATAGTGCTTGAAGATGTCAAAGCGTCTCCAAGAGTTACAGTGATACCAGAACCGTTTATGACAATTGCGCCAAGCGTTTTTCCGGAACTTGTTAGTGTTCCAGTTGCATTGAATGTAGTTGTCCCAGAATACGTTACTGTCATCGTCGATGACAAAGTCAATGAGCCGGAAATTGTTAACGTTGGGGATGATGTGCCAGCTAAAGTTCCAGAAAATCCGGTGCAATTAATTGATTTTGCAACCCTTGACCCAGAAATCGTGCAAGTAACAACGCCAGAAGCAGCATTAAAAAAAACATCATCTGCTGCAGTTGGCACAGATGCTCCGCCTGCGCCTCCTGACGTCGCTGACCATTTTGTGCCAGCAGTACCATCCCAGTTTGCTGTGCCACCAACCCAGTAGCGATCTGCCATGACTTACACCTTGTAGTACCAGACGCCTTCGATCTCAATCAACTTGGCTCCCGCAGGCGGAACACCTTCGAGCTTCTGATACACCTCTCCGTCAATTTCTTGCGTGTTGCCGTTCTCAACCGGAGGCGCGGTCACCACAGCAATCCAGTTGTCGCGGCGCTGCTCTTTCATGGTTTGAATCTCTGCTTCCGTAAACGTGTGATCGTCCGGCAGATGCAGGGCGTCAGCGAACTTGCCGTGAGGGGTTTCAAATGAGAAGTCAATCTTAATCATGGTTTAAGCCTGAGTTGTCACTGCGATCACATCCCAGCGCGTGTTGTTCGCGTTGTAGATGCACCCAACATACGTCGTTTTGTTTGCAGTTGTGGTTGTAGGAATGGTAACCCCGATTGCCGTAAACGTCCCGTCCCAGGTCAATGCTCTGGGCGTTCCGTTATCCAACAGGCGAAAGACTAACTTATTCCCGTCAACCGGCGTTCCAGTCGGGGCATTGATCGCTAGGCCAGCAGCCTGTGCAGTCACCGCGTACTGGTCAAAAGACGCAATATCCGGGGTGATAGAGGCCGTGGAGGCTGTACTAGATACCCGAGGGTCAATCCGCTTGTTGGTGAGCGTAGCAGTGCCGTTGATGGTCGTAAAACCGCCCGTGGCGTTTGCGTTGTTGCCCAGAGCAGTTAGAACTCCGGTTCCGGTTGTCGTCGAGGTGATCGCCGCTCCGGATCCGCCACCAATCAAGATTGCACTGGCCGTCAAGGTTCCAGACTGCGTCACCAACCCGCCGGTTGTATTGACGTTGTTTCCAACCGCCGTAATTACACCCGTGCCGGTCGTCGTTGAGGAAATCCCCGTCCCAGATCCGCCGCCTAGCAGCAGAGCGCTAGAGGTCAACGTGGCCGTTTGCGTGACCAGACCATTAGTCGTGTTGACTTGGTTCCCTACCGCGGTCAGAACCCCCGTGCCTGTAGTCGTAGTTGCCGGAGCCACTCCAGCTCCGCCGCCGATCACAATTGCGTTTGCAGCTAGTGCCGCCGACGATGCAATCGTATTAGTCGCAGAGAAGTACGGTACCCCCCCAGAAGTTCCCGCGGTGATTCCTGTGCCGCCATTCCCGACAGGCAGCGTTCCGGTCACCCCGGTGGTCAAAGATAGGTTCGTACAGTTCGACAGGTTTCCGGACGAGGGCGTCCCAAGAACCGGCGTGACAAACGTCGGAGACGTAGTCAGCGCAACTACAGTTCCGCTTCCACTAGTCGTGTACGACGTGCCCCAGGATGATCCCGTTGAATTTGCGATTCCGGCTGCGGGCCAAGTAAACGCCGCTCCAGAAGCAGTGGCAATAATTTGAACAACACCGCCGTTGTCCTTGTAGAACAACTTACCATCAGTGATGTTGATTGCCAACTCGCCGCTGGCTAAGTTGCCCGCAGACGGCGTTGCCGCCGCTGTAGTGCTGAAGTACAGCGATATGGGCGTAAATCCGGCCTGTGCCATTAGAAGGTACCTCCAGCGATGCCACCAGTGATTTTCCCGGTGGATGGGTTTGCGGTCAATCCCGTCGCTACCAACTGCGGCAGATTGCCAGTAGTTGCACTGACTACCGTCAAATAGTAATCAGCATTTACACTGCTTGCAGTGATGCCTGTGTTCGTTGCGTTTGTGGCCGATCCCACCGATACAGAAGCAGGATCAGTGTACTGCGGGGCAGTACCACTTGAAGTCAACAGATAAGTCGATGCCCCAAGGGCTAGCTTTGAAAGTGTTGTAGAGGCCGTGGCGTAGATTAGATCGCCTGCCGTGTAGGACGTTTGTCCCGTACCTCCCAACGCAGCAGTCACCGGAGCGGTAAGACTGAATTGCGTGCCAAAAAGAGTTAAACCCGTTCCCGCTGAATACACCTGCGACGAAGAAAACTGAGTGAACGTTAGATTTGTAGTACCAATAATGATCGGGTTAAGTGTCGTCAACACATACGACTGACCCGCTCCTGTATTACCCTCTTGAACAAAGTAGTAGTCGCCTTGACCCATGCCGGTCGTACTATCTGGCTTGTACTTGTCTTCTGTTAACGCTCGAGTCAAAACCCAGTTAGTACCACCGGGGTCAGGCGTTCCAACGGTTGTAACCGTATAGGCCCCGTTCTCATACGCATTGACTTGGTTCAAAACCAAAACGCGATTTGTAACTGAAAGGTTTACTCCATCGATCTGTAACGCAGCTTTTGTTCCGGCGTTGGTTAGAGTTGCACCGACGCCTGCATTGACTAGGCCAGCAATTGTCAACCCAGAGCCATTAATGAACGTTGTTAATTCAGGGCCGTTGTAACTCAACGAAAGAGTGACCTGATTTGCGGCAGGCACTGAGAAAACATAGTACGCAGTTCCTGAAACAATGCCGTTAGAGGTCGAAGAAAAAACAATCTGATCGTTGATTGACAAGCTCGGTGACGTAGAAAACGTAAATGTTTTATTGCCGGAAATGTCCGTTACTGTGACTGCTGTTCCGCCAGGAGTGTAGGTGGCGTTTAACGCCGCGGGCGTCTCTACCCTTACTGGCGGATGAATATTAATGCCCGACGACACCGCATCATCAACATACTGTTTAGTGGCTAACTGTAAAGCAGTCAACGGACCTTGAGTTACCGCTACCGAAGTCAATCCATTCAGCGTTAGCGTTGACGCACCTAATGACACTGACGTGGACCCAATAGTGACGCTTGAGTTATCAAGCGCAGCATTAGGAATGTTCGTTAACGTGTTTAGCGCACCAGATATTGTTTTGTTGGTCAGAATTTCAGACCCGGCCAACGTTGCCAATGTGCCCGTCGTTGGCAGCGTGACGTTCGTCGTATTGGTCTGAGTTAGCGTCAGAGCAAATGCGCCAGAGGTCGTTAGGTTCCCACCGAGCGTAATCGTCTTGCCAGAGTTATTAACACCCGTGCCGCCATTTTCTCCGACAAGCACGCCGCCTAAAGATACTGCTCCGGCGGTTGGCGTAGACGGGGTCAATCCCGTAGTGCCGCCATCAAACGTCGTAACTGCTACCGACGAGAAAGCCGCCCATTGAGGAGCGCCTCCTGATGAAATCAGAACGTCACCGGGAGCACCAATAGCTAGCGATACCAGCGTCGTAGCTCCTGACGCATAGATCAAGTCCCCATTGTTGTATGACCCGATCCCAGTGCCGCCTCGATTAACATCCAGTACCCCAGACGTTATTTGAGTGGTACCAATAGAGATCGGCGTATCAATCGCACCAGTAATCTGTCCCTGAGCATTGACCGTCAAAACCGGGACAATTGCCGCAGATCCGTAGGTCGAAGCAGCAATCCCCGTCGGAGCGATCGAAATCGTCCCAGAAGACGTTATAGGACCACCCGTCAGCCCCGTTCCAGTATTGATGAGCGTAACCGCGCCAGTGGGCAAGTTCGACCAAGAACCCGAGTCATACACCTCCAGCGCGCTTGTATCGGTGTTGTACCGAATCATCCCGTCTTGACCAACCGGTCTTTGAGCACTCGTACCCTTTGGAACCGTTACCGCTCCCGTTCCCGGAAGAATTGGGTTCGTAGCCAGCGAAAACACTGGACTATTCGATCCGTCACCGAACGCAACATCAATCTGATTGGCCGTACCAAGCAACTGTCGGCCAGCAATCGTAGATCCACCCACAACCGCCAACATCCCAGTGCCGGATACCTGAGCAATGGCCAACGCCAGACCCGTCAATCCAATTGTCGGGTTGCCAGCAATACCGTCGCCGTTTGTGATGGCCAAGCCGTTCCCGGTCACAACAATAGATCGGTTGGTGACCGTCGTTCCGCCTGTCTTGACAATAATGCCGTTTGCAGCCGATTCCAGGCTCCCAGAGGCTCCGTTTAGGACCACCTGAAGGTACGACAACGCCCCGTTGTCTAGCAGCCCAATACCGGTTCCGCCCTGCAAGTAACGGCTGTTAATCAGCGTCGGCTCTTGATTGAGCGTCAGGAACGTCTGAGTCTGTACGGGAGATCCGGCCAGAGCGGCTGCGGTAGTGCGAACAGTCTGACCACCCTGAACGACTGGCACCAACTCCGTTCCGGTAATTGGCCCCGCTGCCGGTAATTGGGTAATCGTTACATTCGCCACACTACACCTCAATGCTGTCCAAGTTGCCGTTGTTCTCTGGGGTCTGCGTGTTCTGCTCCGGAGACACAACGTAATTGCCGTCGCCACCTGTGGTCAGGTTGTTCGGGTCCACCGCAACAGACAAATCAGGTCGCGGAAACCTGATTGTAATCCGCTCTGTCTTTCTTGCAGCCAATCTGTACGGATCAAATTCGTCCGCGCAGCCTTCATTGCATACCTGCAAACCTGGGAAGTTCGGATCGCTCCTCATAACCGCGTGCGGGCGCTTCATCTTGCATCGATCACAGACCGCAATGGCTATGTCTGAATAGCCTAGCGTGTCGAGGAATCTTGGCATGATTACCTCGTATAGACGCTGATGTTTGGCGCAAAGTAGATTGGAGACTTGTCTCGTTCTTCAACTTCAGCAAGCGTCAGGTACTTGTCCGCCTGCCCCTCAAGGTAACTGATGCGATCCGTAGCAACTCCGGGAAGCTCGAGCGCCATTTGATGCGCCAGCATATTAACAACCGCCAAATACCATCTCTGGGGGATCTCTAGCTCGCCGTACAGATCACCCACGTCCATGATCTGCCTTGAGTACCACACTGTCATCTGAACAAAGGGGTCCGAAGGTACCGGCCAAAGCGTAATCTCCGCCTGGGGAATCGTTCGATTGAACCAATACTGGAAGGGTTGGTTGGCAGTAAAGTTTTTGTTTGGCAGGTTGGTGTAGTCATCACGATTCAGCCGCGCCATCGTGATTTCGGTCGAATTGTTCCCGAAATACAGCTCTCGCAGCGACAACGTAGACCCATTTCTAGCCCGAATCCGGTAAAACTGCACCGTTTGACCCGGCTCCACATCGTGCCAAATCCACTCGTTGTTCACCCAGGCTTGAACACCGGGATCATAGAGCGTACTCCACGACAACCCGTCTTCGGAATACTCCAAAATGTAGTCAATACTGCCTGTTACACCCGGCAAAATGCCAATTGAACCAATATAAACCGGATTATTGGCCCCGTAATTGACGGATATAGACCCATTCGGAGCTGATTGGGTGCAAATTGTGTCTATATTTGAGTCAAACGCGTTTTCAACGATGCCGCCAGCAGTCGTTTCATACGACCCAGAAGGCCTGTTCATGCGCCGATACAAGGCCTGCAACACGTCGTTGCCGCCAACAGGCAGCTTGTAGACGTACTGATCAGCATTCAACCCATAGATCTTTTTGTCGATTGCCCAATACTGAATGCCAATATTGATCAGGTTCGACAACAGAAAAAAAAGCGACTCCCTAGCACTCAATACCTGCTCAGAAGTCAGCTCTTCTGCGAGTTTGCCAGCACGACGCGCACCGTGATCAATCAGAGTCTGGACTTGAATGACAGTTGTTCCGACAGTTCCCGAGTAGGCCATATCAGCACTTCCATCTGTTTAAGGCCGCTGCCTTGCGCGTTGGCTTGCCCTTTTCGTCTTTCATTGGTCCGGGCATACCCGACATTCTGGCGCAAAACGAATCCTTGCGTGCGCCGCCTTGAGGCTGTGGTGCCTTTAAGTTGCTCCCCGTTGCCGCATTGTATTTTGCTCGGCCCTTGGCTGTAAGACCAGCACCTTTCTCAACAGGCAACTTTTCACCGCGACCAACAGCAAGTGACACACTACCGCCGCTTTTCAACTTTTTGTCAGCAAACAACTTCTCAACTATTTTTAATCGTTGCGGTTTGGTCGTGACTTTGTTGACGATGGCCTCCCGCTCAGACTGGTTTTTGGAAGGCTCGTAGAAGCCCGCCTTTTTCAAGGATTGAGCGACTCCGCCGTCGTTCATTTTTTTGTCGGCCTTGACAAACTCTTTGCCGACCTTTTGAGGCACACCACCAAAGCCGCCCTTGGTGTGAGCGGCGGCTTGCATCAAACGATGCTGGGCTAATGATTTGCTTGGCATACTTAACCGCAGAAAATGGTTACGGACGCCGAAGCAGGCAAAGTTACATGAATGTTGGTATTAAAACGAATTCCGTTACCCGGAATTAATGTTGAAATTACAGCAGTATTTGTTGTAATGTTAATGCGCAAACGAACAGTTCCTCCTGATCCCCCATCACGAAAAACTATTTCCCCAGCAACCCCACCAGAGGCAACTTGATACCCAGAGAGATTTGTCGCGCCAGCGTAAATTGTTCCTGTTCCATCAGCGTGCGCCGAAAATACATTTGTCAATGTTGACATTTATCTCTCCAATCAAAAGCAGGGGCCGAAGCCCCCGCTAATTTAACAAGTAACCGCGCCTCCGCGCTTCTTGGCTGGCGTCACTGTCACCGACTTCTCGGTTTCAGTCACGCTGCCCTTCGGCGCGTTTGACGAAAACAACCCCTTGATGCCCCTCATCACTTTACGCGGGAAACCCGTAATGGCGTTCCTCATGGCTTCGTTCTCTTGCGTCTGCGATCGTTCCCAGTTTGCATAGGCCCGCTGATTTTCTTCAGTCTGCCTCTGGTCACGAACCGCTGACGGAACGCCGCCGTCTTTCATCTTCTTGCCGTACTTGCTGTAAACCTCATTTGAATCCGCTTTGGCTGCTTTCATAGCCGGGGCGTTTTCTTTCTTAAAGTTCTTTTGCAAGCGGCCTTCAGCAGCAGTTACGCTGCCGCCTTTCTTGAAGGTGCCAGACGATGCGTTGATTGATACAGGAGCACTAGGTTTTTTGCGGCCTTGAGGCATCGCGACGGGGGCACCGCTATCAACAACTCCCCCCGCCGCGAAAGCCTTTTTTGCGGCACCACCTTCCATGTAAGCCATGCCGCCACCCATCATCTTGGCTACACCGCCCTTCTTGTAGCCACCAGCATTGCTCTTCGCAACGCCTCCCGTGGCATACCCTCCAGGCTTGCCCATCTTCACACCACCGGTTTTTGCCGAGGAATGATCAGGCTTCGCAGTGTCCATCTTGGTGTTACGGTACTTGCCACCCTGGCCTTCAGTGTTGATGACCCCGCCGTGTTTGTATCCGGCTTGACCCATCACCACACCACCAGTCTTCAGACCTTTGTGAGCCTTGCTAGCAGGTTTGTCAGCGTGTTCTTGCAACGCTGTACTTTCCCCGCCCTCTTTCATCATGCGACCCGCCATGCCCACAGGAGCCGCAGGACCGGCACCAGAAGGCATCGCACGCATCGCACGACGACGAGAGGCCATAGACGGCTTCATAGGCGCTCCCGCACCCATCATGCCGCCTCGTGCAGGCATCGCAGCAGGCATTGCAGCGGGAGGGGCCATGCCTGGATCCCCGCCCATCTGCATCTTCTTCTCCACCTTACCGCCTTTTTTGAGCTTCAGCTCAATAGACGGCTCCGTGGTTTTCATCTTCACCATCGGCTTAAACTGACCCATGTCACACTCCTTTATCGGGGGTTTCCCCCCGTAAATTTAGGACGGATTCACGGCGATACCGCCAGCGCTTGCAGACGGCGCGGCCATATCAACGTAAATCTGACCCAGTGACGCAGCATCAGAACCGAACTCGGTAATGCCGACCATCATCGTGTTTGCAACAACAACCTGCCCGCCAGACGACGTTGCAATCGTTGCAAACGCCGATAGCGTGGTTGAAGTAGAACCCACGTTGTTGATGAACGTACACCCCTTGAACAGCGCGTACCGATCCATGCCTCCCTGCGTAACCCGAAGACCAACGGGCGTTGCAGCGGAAGCCTGGAAGGGGAAAACGCAGTCAATGAACGAGTTCCGCGCTGTTCCGTTAGCCAGCTCGACAGTAGCATTTGCTGCGCTTCGTGCCACCGTATCACCGCCCAAGGTGCAGTTGATGAACGTGTTCTCACCACCGCCAAGCAGCTTCAGCGTCCGAGCGTTCGCGCCTCCAGCAGACGCTGCATCCGCCATGCCGAAGATGTTGACGTTCGAGTACGCATTCCGACTACCACTGTCCTGCCACGCAATCATCGCAGCATTACCCGTGCTAAACCCGCAGAATACAGACAGGTTCGCAAAGTAACACCCCGACGCAGTCACGTTGATAAACGTGGTTGCGTTGAAAGTCGCGGCAGTATAGGTGCCCGCTGGCGGAGCAATACGCGCTCGTTGAGCTACTGAAGTCGGAGCGCAAACACCAATCAAGTGAGTGGCGTTCTTGTTCCAGTTCAGCGTACCGTTGGTCGCAGACGAATTAATTTCCTGAGCAAGCGCCGTACTCAGACGGGCAGAACCCGCCGAAGTACCATCGCCCATCAGAAGAACCACATCGTTGTTGCCAGCAGTACATTTAGCCAAAGCGCCGTACAACGTTTTGAGCGGCAGTTCAGGCGTGCCATCGTTACCATCAGCGCCGTTCAATGGATCTACAAAATAGTAGTTTCCAGTAAACGGCAAGCCGCCGATGGTTCCGAGAACAGGCACCCCGAAACTAGTGATCCCATTCGGGAAATTAGTGAGGGCCATAATGTTTCTCCGTTCTCGGTTGCTTAAACACCAGGAGTGCCGTACATCGCACGCGGGTCAGTGAAGCCGAGGTCATAACGCTCGGTCGCTTTGTACCGCATGGAGTCGGTTTCAAAGTCACCTTCCATCGTCTTTTCCAGACCACGACGCATCATCAGCTTCATGCCTTCAGGCGCGTCAGTCTGAACCCAAAAAGCAGTCGCACTGGTCAGACGCGAGATAACCGCGGCACCCTCATCGAGCAAGCCAATCGACTTGATCGGGTTGATGTCGTTGTTAGCCACGCCAGCACGCAACACGCTCTTCAGCAGCACTTCAGCCTGGAAGACGTTGCCTGGAGCCACAACAAGCTGACGCGGAACCAAACGGATCTTCTTGCCGTTGTTGTCAACAGCCTGACGGATCTGGATCAGCATCTGCTCGAGCGAGGTCTGCGACAGATTTGCCGCGGTCGTCAGCAAGTTGCTGAACGTGCCGTTGACAATCGGATGCGCATTGCTGTTCAGCGCCACACCGTCACCGCCAGGATACGAAGCGTTGAATGCGCGGTTAAGCACGTTCGCGGCAAGCGTCTCTTTGGTTTCAATGAGCGACTGCGCCAGATGGCGAGCGTAAACCGAACCAATACGGATGTGGTCGCCGTCTTCCGTCAACACTTTGGTCAGGGCGAAGGCAAGGCCATACACCTTGTACACATAGCGCTTCAGGAACAGTACGCCACCCTGCTGATACGTCACCGGGGTGCCGTCAGCCAGCTCAGGCGCTGCGCCAAAACCGTACAGGACAGGTTCTTCGTGATAATTGCGGGGAATGCCCTGCTGCTCGCGGAACACTCGGCTCCACTCGTCAGCTCGCTGGTCGTAAACACCATCAAAACATTCATTAAGGATCGGTTCAACAATTGACCGAAAGTCGGTACTACGCATTGGAGCGGCCATGATTCACCTCTCTTAAATGGCGTTCACGGACGCATTGAACTGCGACTCGTTGATCGTTACGCGCACAATCGTGTACGCATCTCCCCAATCGTTATCAGGGTACGGAGCCAGATCGCGAATCAGCATCTGAGCGCTGTTGCCACCACCCACCAACGAGGTTGACAGTGTGCATTGCGACAGACCAGTGACCGTCGAACCAGCAGTAGTGTTGCTCAAATCAGCCATGTCGCCAATCGAGGTTTGCAGCAACGAACCCGCAGCTTGAATTTCATAAACGATGTTGGGATCGTTATAGAAATACGCTACGCAAGAACCGGTCTGGTATGCCGTGTTGGCAGGCCAGTTGTTCGAGACGCGACGACGACCGGTAGTGTCCGTAAACTCGACGCCCGCAAAGGCACCTTGGAACGCATCACCTGCCGCCGCAACAACGATGTTGCCGTTAGTGTCCAGCTTGACGGGCTGGCCCTTGAGAATGTCGGTGTTGTATCCCGACGCGATACCGCCAGCCAGCGCCTGAGCGCGATCCAAACCACTTGGATGGAACGCGGGGCGCAGACCGAACGGAGCATTAGTCGCAGACATAATTTACTCCTTGATTGATTGACCCGGTTCTAAAAAATTGGAACCGGAACGTGACGGTCCATATCACCAAAGCCCTCGCCTTCAACTCTCCCCAGGTGTTTACCTGACGAGTCTCGCGCACCCTGCAAACTCTCGAGTTGGACGCGGATCTTTTCCGCCTCCTCCATCGGCTTCTCGTGGTGCATCTGCAACATAATGTCCTGGTACATATCAATTGGAATCTTGAACAGGAGCATTTCGTTGCAGGCGATATAACCAGCGTGCTCTCCAGCTTTTACGCGATAATTTTCAAACCCGCGCATCTCGTCCTGAGTTACAGGCACATAGCCGAGCCGAATTCGCTTATCAATACTGTCGTAGCTGTTGGTCGTTGATAACCAGCAAAGGTGCCAGCCCGGAAGATCGGGCAACTTTGGCAGCGCACTCTGTGTCCACTCATCACTCCACATCTTGCGACGTTCCTGCGATGAAACGAACTTTTCTTCAGGTGCAGACCGGTTGGCGTCCTCACTGGCGCGAGTTTCGCGTCCACCGGCAGAGAGAGATTTCTTCAGACGAGAATCCATGATTAGCCCCTATTGTTTCGTGCTTGTTCGGCGTACCGCTTGATCATTCGGTTGCGAGTTGATGGATCATCCCAAAAACCAGCTTCTTTCATCGCTCGAACCTGTTCAGGTTCCAGAACAAAAGTGTTTCCTCGTGAATTCTGCGATTCCCTACCAGAACCAGTCACTACACTTCGAGGCCTTCTCCTTGGTTGCTCATGCTGATCGTCAGTATAACGACTCGGAAGCCGTTGCTGCAAGCGACGATCAAACTCGTCCCAATATTCATCAGACGTTGGATCCCAACCCTCTGCTGCCAACTTATTGTCTACAACTTTGGCAATTTGAGAATCTTCGTCACCACCATTCGGGTCATACCACGGGTTTTTTTCCATCCACTGATTCGCCAATCGAACCAACTTTGGATTAGCAGGGCCAGACTCGTTATTAGTTGCCTGCACCGCCCGTTGCTTAATGCCCTGCATCGCTTCGACTTTACGTCGCGACTCGTACCAAGACTCTTGCGCTTTTGTAAACGCAGTCCCGTCAGAATTATCAGTCGCGTCTTGCATCTTGCGCCTGAAAAACTCCAACCGACTCTCTTCGTCCGAAATAGCAGAGTCAAGTCGCGCTAAGTCCGCAGAATGCGTCTTCCGCTCAACCGCAGAAAGCCGTTCCATCAACTCCTGGTTCTGCTTCGTCAACAGAACCAATCGATGGTCTTTCTCTTGGTTAGTTTGCTTAATATATTCTTTTTTTGCCCGACGCCGCGCCCTTCGTGCGGCACGCACTGCGTCAGTATCGTCCGGACGGTCCTCATCATCACCGGCCTGTTGCTCAGGTTGATCCGGCGATTCAATGTTATCCGGCAGTTCAACGACAACGGAACCGTCTTTCTCTTCCGTAACGTCAAACGACTCTTCTTTGACTTTCGGTTCGGTATTCATACAAATGCCCTCATGGCCAACGGATCGCAAGTTACCTTGGCAATCACTTCATGGTCGTTCAGGATCATGAACAGCGCAGGGTCTTCCTTGTCGTGTTCCCCAGGCACTTTCACTTCCCATCGATCTCCGCCCCACTTGGGTACGCGGATATAGTCCCCGGCTTTACACCACGAGCCTTCCGGCCATGATTGCATCGTGTCTCGATGCTTGAACGCCAACGGACCAATCTCGATGACCTTTGCCACCATGTTGTTCCACTTTTCGGTTTCTTTGGTTTCTTCAACCAAAATAATCCCGGCACTTGTCGTCTTGTTTTTAGTACGCCGCAACTGCACCAAAATACGGCCACCAAGAGGTTTTGCACCGGGGTCTACGCTCGGAAATGCCCAAGCCAATTCAGCAGTGTTCACCGCTTCCGGTTCATTCATGTTCATCATCATCCTTCATTAGGTTGTCGAGAATGTCCAAGGCATCTTGCAGCCCTTCATGCCTCCCGACAAGTCTTTGATAAGCGTCCCATGTAGGCGCATTCCCAGCCGCCAAGGACAAGGCTATTTCAGCCTGTGACGCTTTAATTTGACCTATAAGGTCGCCAATCGTCCTCACTTATTTTTTCTTCTGGCTCTGCGATAGCCCTCCCTGTTGTTGCTTCTGTTGACCTTTGGGTTGCAACGACGTGCCGTCGAGCTTCTCACCCATTGCGATCCGCTTGTGCATCGGAATGTGCATCTGATCATTGCTGGTAGCCACCGGAACCTCCAAGTTTGGTTTGATAATCCAAGACGATACGCTCCTTGTCGTTGACAATGTGCGCCGCATCACGCGTCAATCGCGCCGTCTCGATGCGTTCTTTCAACTCCATATCACCCGTTGCAATCGCAAGTTTAAGCTGCAACTCTTCCATTGCCTTCTGCTGCTCAAACTGCAGCTTCTGCATCTCGCGCTCAATCTCCGCGGCAACCTGCTTGTCCTTGAGCTGCATCTCAGCCTGATCACGCTGCTGCCTGCGCTGCGTTTCTGCCATGCTCGTCTGCAACAACACTTGCCCATCCGGCGTAAGGTCAGGCTTCGGCTTGAACTGCTGTTGCTGCTGAATCATCTTCTGGATGACCGGCATAATGCCCTGCAGGGTCTGCTGAGTATCAAGGTCAACGTGCTGGCTTGCAAGCGCAAATAGCCGATCCACGTCCTTCGGATCGTCCAGCATCTCGTACTCGCCGAGCTTCGCGTTCATCGCCTTCTGAACGTAGCCATTCATCCTAGTCAGGTACCACAACACCAGATGCTGCTTAATGTGCTCGATGGCTTTCGGCAAGAACCCTGGCGCAATGAACGGGTTCGACCCCAAAACCGGGTTCTTCGCAAAGTCCAAGTGCGCCTGAATGTGTCCGAGGTGATCCTGCTCCGGATATGCGAACGCCGCCTGCCCAATTGACATCGCCACGTTCTCGTTAGCGGCGTCCATCTTCGCCGGAGGCGGCACATCCGTCATCAGTTCGTTGATTCCCGGCACTTTGATCTGCTTCAAGAACCGCTGGATCACTGCCCGACGATTAAACAGGTCCGGATTGTCTTTCATGATGGCCATGACCGCCTGGGTCTGAGCCATCCGCTGCGTTTCCGAGAAAATGTGCGGGTCAGACACCGGAATTACGTCCGTTACCCGCGCAAAATCCTCTCGCTTGATGTCAAGGTCTTCAACCACCTCGGCACGCTGCATATCATCCAGATACCAACGGTTGATCCGAGACAAAATACGCAACATCCGTGCTTGAGACTTGTGCAACCGGGCATGAATTGACGAAAACACCGCCGCACCCTGCTCGATCAGCGCCTGCGTCGTCCCAACCGGGGCATTTGCGTTAACGTCAGCGATCTTTTCCTCGCTAGTCGTCACAACACCCTTGGCTGCACTCGTCAACCACCCCAACAACTGGAATAGCACCGGACTTGGCGGGTTGAACGGCATCGGCATGGCCAACTTCCGCACGTCATCCACGCCGGGAGCTGCCTCAATCTCGGCCACCTGCGTCACTTCGACCTGTTGCGATTGACCCGATACCTTGGCCCCCTTGAGCTTCAGCAGCGTTGCAGCGTTGTTGATGTGGGCAGAGTCCAACAAGGCCCGCAGAGCGCCTGTAAGGGCCGCAGAAAGGCCTCCAATCAGGTGCGGCAGACCAACAGCGTAGGCTCCGCGCCAGGGGATAAACTTGAACTCGACAATCCAGTCGAGTTTGGTCATCGTCTTGTCGCCGTCTTCCCAGTTTCGATACAAACCGACCACTTCAGTGTCGATTTCATCGATCATCAGGATGTACGGAGCCGACTCTCCCTTCGTATAAGGATCGTCTTCCAGCTCGAGCCATGTGTAGATGTGATACACCCGGCGCAAACCGTCCTCGTTCTCGTTGGGCGACTTGCCCTCGATCTTGTCCGTGGCCTTCTGGCTTGCAGTAGGCTCCGGATCCATCGTGGCGCGGATATAACTGGTGTCCCGATACAGCCCGGACCTGATCCGAGTCTTGAATTCGTACTCGGAGATGTCGTCAACCTCGGTTACCCGCGGCGACGTGTAGAAATTGGCGGTCGCAAACGGCAGCAGCACGTTGTCAATGGGCAAAAACTGCGCACAAGGGCGTCGTTTCTTCTCGTCGTACCAGATTTTCAGGTACTGAGAGCCGCCCAGCGGCAACTGGGTGAGCATCTGCTCCTGCTCGTCACCGAATTCCTCAATCTGTTCGGTCAACTGCCAGTTCATAAAGTCGCGTTTGCGCTCGGCAATCGCTACTTTTTCTTGATCGATGTCACCCAAGATCTTCGTTCGGGTTGGGCCATCTGGCGGGAACAGCTCTTTGATCGCTCGAGCCGCAAAATCCACGCAGGCTTCAGCCATTACCGGGTGGACGACCTTCGACGCCCCCTGGAAGTTCGCGCCTCCAGGAGCGTCGTTGCCCAGTCCGGTACGCTTGATGCCCTCTTCGTACTGCTTATCGCGCTGCTTCCTGGCCTCTTTGTCTTTGTCTGCCAGTTCGCAGAACCGCAGCGCCATCGTGGCCAGCTCGGTGGAGCTTAGGATGTCCGTATCTGCGAGGTTTTCGTAAAAGTCCTTGGACTCCATTGGCCCAACAGTGTCCAACCGTACCCTTACAGACCCGTCTGGCAACTCCTCGAGGTCTTCATCGGTTAGCTCGACTTCAACTTCTTCCTCGGGCGGCTGCTCGGGAGAAGCATCGTCCGGTATGCCCTGCACGAACCTCCCGAACTCGGGATCAATTGGCATCTGTGTGGCCATGACTTATTACCTTTGCAGTGCAGAAAGACCGGATTGTACGGCTCCGCCCTTCTTCTTTCCGGTGTATTGCTTCATTAGCTCTTCAAACATCTTTATTTCGTCGATGTACTGCTGATCAATTCGCTCTCTCGGCCCCAGCAATTTCATCATATTAAACTCTTGAACCCCTGGTTTGAGCTGACTGCGAGCGTAGGCCGTAGTGTCCGGAAACGCAATCTCATAAGGAACAGGATATTTGCTTTGACCGATTAATGCGCCAGGAATGTCTGTGTCATACGTTGGATGTTCAGACAACCCCTTTTGTAATTTAGCTCCGGGCGTCATTTGCCCAACAGAAAAGCCACTAATTCCTGTCTCTAGGTTCCTCAGCTCCGGATGGGTTATAGCTGCAACAACATCTTTACCGAGAGGCAAACCTAAAGCATCTGTAATCTGTGGCTTCGTCAGCGTCTCAGCAATGTGCTTCCTCAACTTTGAGTTGATCTGAGCTTGTAACAGCACATCTACCGGGTCTTCAACTCCGGCAAACCCAGGAAACTGGCCATACTTTTTTGAACCCTTTCTAATCAAGTCGTTCAGGATCTCGCGTTTCTCTTTGCTAAGTTGCTCTGGGCGCTGAATTGCTAACAATGAATCAAGATTATGCAAGGCAAAGTTTGCAGAGTCCGGGGCCATCTTGATGTACTGCCCCAACACAGGGGATTCGTACAGCGCTCCAAGTTCATTAACGTTGGATTGAACAGGCTGCGCTGCTGAATAGTTTGATGCCCAAAACCTTTCCTCATCGCCATACCTTGGGCCTCCATACAGAGGAACAGGATAATCTGGCGTGATGTCGCCTACACGAGTGAGTTCAACAGTGGGACGCGCTGCTTGTGCGAAGGAACCTTTGCTCGACACTCCGCCAAGCGACGGATCGCCTGGAACACCTACAATCGCGTAGTCCTTATACTTTTCGTAATCAATTTTTGGCACGTCTTTTGGCGGCACTACATTCCTAACTTCCAAGGGAATGTTTTGTTCGCGTTGCCACTGCTTTTTAGACTTCCCTGCAACATTCATTGTTGTCTTGGGATCTTGCCTGACAAACTCATTTGTCATTTGTTGCGCAATACGTTGCGCAATAGGGCGAAGCTCTTCCTTGTTTTTTGGGTCGGCTCGCGGAAACACTAACGGATGATCGTCTTCCTTCGCTTTTTTAGGTTTGTTCCGACCAACTTTTTCTCGGATGGCTTCAACAACTTCTCTTAGCGTTTCCGCCACTCTCTGTTTTGCAGCACCACCCTTGGCCATCTCTACGTCGCCACGGATTGCGGACTCAGGAATGACAAACTCCATGTAGTCGTCGCCGTCCCCTTGGCGCACCTTATAGCCCGGTTCGTAGGGCGTGCGCATGACTTTACCTGTGTCAGGATCTCTGCGGGGTTTCATGCCGCCGCCGGTGTCGTATATCACCTGATTGCCAAAGCGCGTGCGCTCCAGAATCGTGTAGGGCGGCTTGTTCTTTTTGAAGCTGTCATCAGTAAACACGCGCTGGCCCTTGTCGTACTTGAAGGGCATCGACTCGATCATGTTCTGCGTCTCGGCTGCGCCTTGGCGGACCCGGTCCATCACCGAAGTGTGGAAGTCTTGCAGGGTCGTCAGGTCTTTGTTGGCCGTCACCGGTGCCTTTATACCCGCCTTCTCTGCCGCGCTGGTTATAGCGCTCTTAACAATGTCCTTGACCTTGCCACCCCTGGCCATCTGCGGCTCAGGCATCGCCTGTTCTGTCGGCATAGCACCAAGCATCTTTTTGAGGCGCTCACGCCTTGCTTCGGTTTGCATCACACTCTCCGTTTGATTGCGGCCAATCCGCCCCGCTGGTACCGCTGCACCGGCGTCGGGTTGAACATGATCGCCGTTCTCTGCTGAGGGTTCATCAAGCCCTCGTAACCGTACTCCCTAGCCATCCGCTCGATGTCCGTCATGGTTTGGCCAGGATCAGTCAGCCCCTTGTTATACGGCGACGTATAGGGCGTCCTGTTGGCCTCCGCCGCCAGTGTGCGCAGGTTCACCGGGTCAGCCATCACGTCATACAGCCCCTGGCTTTCAGCGCCATACCGGTACGGCCCCAGTCCAGGTTCTGGCCGCGGGTTCTCTCCTATGTACGCGTAGGCCCGCTCCATCACCGGATTGGTCGTGCTCTGCAGCCGTCCCATCTCTTCGCCCTTGATTCCAGTCCCGTACCTCTTAGGATCGAGGAAATCTAGCTCAGGCGACTGGCTGAAGTGCGTCAGCCTAGCCGACGCGGTCGTGCTCGGATCAGGCCTGATAATCGGCTGAATGTAACTCGGCACTCCGCCCGTGAACTGCGGGTTCAGGAACTCCGGCGGCAGCAGCAGCGCTTTGTTTGGCGCGAACTGGAAACCGCCCCAAGCCTCCTTTAGGTCTGCGTCCATCGCCGCAACTAAGTTCCCGTCTTTGGCCCGACGCGCCTCATACTTGATGCCGTTTAGCTTGTTGATACGCTGCATCAGCTCGGCGTTCAGTGGCGTGTAGTTGACGAACGAGTTCTGCCCCCTCGTCTCACTTAGCATCGCCATCCTGGCAAGCGGCGAGAACATCTGCGAGTGCGCACCGTAGGCGATCTCCTCGCCCTTCGGCCCGAACGGGTTGCCGTGCACGGCGTGGCCGTAGAAGTCATGCACCGCCCGGAACATCTCGTTGGCCGTCAGACCTGTCTCAGGGTCCATGACGTTCAAGAAGTTGTGCGGCTCTCCGCCCTGATACACATACAGGTGACGGTTCTTGAACACGTCCTGCAGCATCTCGGGGCTGTCTCGGTACGCGCCCTCTCCGGCTCGATAGAACGACATATTGACCGGCAGGGACTTGAACTGGTCCTTGGCCTCCTTGGCCATCTGCCGGTACGCAGCCTCCATCAACTGGTCATAGTTCTTGGCACCAGACGCCTCAATCACGTCCGGGAACCGCTGGCCATACGCCTCGAACACCGCCCGCTTGTACGCTGGATCTTCGGTCGTGGCCAACTCGAAGGTGCGGCCTATGCCGCTCTGCTTGGCGAGCGAGGCCTTCGGCATCTGCGGCAACTCATACGGCTTGCCCAGCGCCCGCACGCTATAGTCATCAGCAGCCCGCCTAACAAAGTTGCTCGACTGCGCAACTAGCGCCTTGACATCGACCGGTACTGGTCCCGGAACATCGCCGCCAGTTGGTCCTCCGACAGGTTCGGTTGATACTTCTTCTCGTATTCCGCGATTCGCTGGTCCAGCTTCTTGAGCAATTCGCGGCTTGACTCGGTAGAACGGTCCTTCTTGGGCTGTTTCATATGCGCTCTCTGTAATCTTCGGCGTCTCAGGCACCGCCATTGGTTTGAACTCGTCCGCCTTTCTGAGCACCCGCCTTGCAAGGCCAGTGATCCCAGATATGGCAGGGAGCAGATTCAGCGCTGCAAATCCACCCTCAACCCCGGCTCCAATGTAGTCACCGCGGTCTGCCGCCTCAGACGCTGACTTAATACTGCGGCCAGTCTCTTCGCCATAGAAAGGCGTCATCAACGCGGTGACAGGCAGGCTCTTACCCGCGATGATGTCCATCACCCCTACTTCCATTGGCAAATTACTGCTCGGGCCTCCCATGATCGTGTCCGCCCGCTGACGGGCTTTGTACGGATCCGCGCCCATGCCCATAAACGCAGACTGCAGGCCGGAAGACGCACGCTGACGAAGCGTCGGATCCCACGCCTTTAGTTCTGGCGGGGGCGGCTCAATCTCCATCGAGGCCATAATCTCACCTAAAGTTTTACGGGATCATACTCTTTTGGGCGTCTATTGTCGGCCCTTTCCTGCGGCTCCAACAACCGCCGCACATCCAGCGCCGGTGCTTGCCATTTGCCGACACTTTCCAGTCACCGCCTTCTGTCGCGTTGAACAGCCGACAGTTGCTACAGAACCGCTTCCCGTCATTGTTATACCGCATAGGGGTTCACTCTCCGTTGCTTCCCGCTGTCCACATAATCGTCCTCGTCCCAGTCGTCTTCAGGCGGAGGATCAATCTCGAGCCAGCCGCCGTCCCGCAAGTACCGCAGCGCCTGGGTGCAGGCATCCACTAGGTCATCATGGGTTGACTCAGGGAACGCGCATATCTGACTGACGAACCCTTCCGCCCAGTCCTTGACGAACCCCGTCCTGCGGTCGCTCTCAGGGATCCATACCCGGCCTCGAGCGATGATGTTGGCCACGATGTTCAGCCGCTGGACCTTGTCCGCCCTGCCGGGGTTGTACGACCGTACAGGCAGGTGAGCACGCTGCAAGTCCTGTATCAGGCTGATCCCCGCGGCTTTGTCCTCTACTAATATTAGATCCACCCGTTTCTTTTCCCTACCCTCGCCAAACACCGTCTGGTACTCCTCGACCACCTTCGGGCGAAGGTCCGGGTACTGCAGGTGCTCCTGCCAAGAGTCGATCACCATGACCGACATCGGCCCGTCCACCGGCTTGAAGACCCCAAACGTGATGCAGGCGGTCGGGTCGTTCTGTGTCTTCTCACTGTATGCGCAGTCGTAACTCTGGATGATGTACTCGAACTTCGGGAACTCCCGGCCAGCAGGCCACAAGCGGAACCAGTCGCGCTTGACGATGCCGCCCTCCTCCGGGTCGATGATCTCGGCGTAGATCTCCTGCCTGCCGAGCTTCGTGCCCTCGTAGGCCAGGATCTGCTTCTTGAAGTTCTCGCTCAAGTTCTCAAGGTTGGCGTAGGTCGAGGCGGTCGTCAGTGCGACATCCTCGCCTTCCCTGGCCATCAGCTCGAGGATCAAGTCCTTCGGCTTCGGCGTGGTAGTACATATTAGGCGGGTGCGCTTACCTAGCCTCATCCCGAACTGCATCATGTCCCAGGCGTCCTGCAGGTACTCCCAGGCGGCCAGCTCATCGCACCACCCGCCGTGGAACTGTGGACCGCGGAAGCGCTCAGGCTCGCTCGCTGGGATCCCCTTGATCAGGCTCCCATTGACTAGCCGCAACTCGTGCAAGGCCTTGTTGTAGTCCGCTATGAGTGGCGAAGGGATGACTGTGACCAATCCCGAGTCGCCCTCGAAGCAGGTGCTCCGCACGTCCGCGGAGGTCGGAGCAGCCACCAGCCAGCGGGTGTCGGGGTGCTCCCATGCCCACCAGCCGACCTGCTCCGCGGCGGTCCTGGTCTTCCCGGCTCCCCGTCCGGCCAGCATCAGCCAGATCGACCACCAGTCGCCATGCGGCACTATCTGGTGCGGTAGCGCCTTATGCAGCCACGTCAGACGCCACGCCATTGCCAGCCGCTTGACCGGCGGGAGCGCCTTCAGGGCTGCTTGGACCTCAGGCTCGGCAAGATCAGCGAGACTCACTCTGACGCTTCAGCTCGACGTTCGTGAGGAGGGCGGCGAGCATCTTCTCCGCCTGGGACTCCGCCTCGATCTTGATCGGTGCTTCTGCGTCCCCTGCCAAGGTAGTCCTGTCGCCGTACTTCTTGGGATTCCACTTGGCCAGCAGCTTGAGGCGCGTCTCAATCTGCAGCTTCCTGTGACCGAGCATATCCTCGAGCGTCGTGGCCGTGCCGTCCTCTGTCATCACCTGCTTTTGCCCGAACTTCGGCGTATCGGCAATGATCAGGCACTCCTCAGCCATTGCGTCGTAGCCAGCTTCCCGTGCGCGGGCGATGGCTGCGGAAAGCCCGACGCCTCCGCCAGAAGCTACAGCCTGATCGTCCCTGTACATCCAATCGTAGACAGTGCGCCATTCAGGGAATCCATTTTTCCTGCAGATCTCCCTAAGCGGAACACCTTCACTGAGTAGCTCGCACATTTGTTGTGCGATCTCTGGAGTGTATTTGCTAGGCCTGCCTGTTTTCTTGGGCTGTAGACCGACAGGAGGCGAGGCAGTGGGTTGAGTGTCTGCCTTCTGTGTTTTCGCCTCTGCGGCCTTTCTGGTGCGCGGGGTTTCTGCCTGGGGCATATTCCTCTCCGGGTTGTTTATGCCCGGAGTGTAACTTACTTCGAGCAGAATGCGTTGAATGCTGCGACTTCGGCTTCTGCTTCTTCGATGGAGGTGAAGAAGCGCTCGTGCGCGGTGTTGTACGGCAGCAGGATAAGCATGGCGAACACGCCTTCTGGGTCGTGCTTGATAGATTCGATGTAGAGCATTTGTATTTCCTTCGCTGTTTGTTCGGGGCCGTAGCCCCCGCGGTCATTAGAAGTTGTAATCGTAGAAGCGGCGCGGTTGGTCGGCCAGATCGTACCGACCACCGTGAGCATCTTTCCAGCCTTTTTTGGTGAGCCGGATGCGGACCACGCGGTTTTCGCTGTTGCTCTTGATGTGCCACTTCTGATCGCGCTGATTAACGCAATGACCGGCGAAGCCACCAACCGCCCACTTCAGCTCGACCGACTCATCGCGCTCGGAGTCCATCTCGCGGATCTCGATGGTCTTGTCACTGATAACGCGCACGACTTCATAGGGGGTCACGTCGCTGTAGCCGTGGTGATTTGCATACTTGTTCATTTCTGCTCCTTCGCTGTTAGTGGACTCATCAGTGCCGGTCTACCGGCAGACCCCTATCAGAATTTCATCTGCCATGTACTCGTATTCCTCTCTCGCGTCGATCTCTTCTTCTTCGTCCAAATCATCGACCGAAGGGAATTCGCCCGTGTCAAACAGGCCGCGATTGTTTGCAGCTACCCAGTCGGACAGTTCGCGCAGAGTCATAGTGCTGAAATCCATCTCATCTACTCCTGTGTTGTTGCACGCTGCGGTGTGCAGCGCGTATGTAGAACTGTAAACCAATTTGCTTTGCTTGTGTGAGGCTTGACAAAATATATTTTAATCGGCGTTCAATGTTGATAGGTGTTGACTATCGGCAGATGGCGTAGAACGGGTCGAACTGCGCTCTGAGCTTCTGCCGCTGCCTGTATCGTTTTGTGGTTTCAGCACTACATAGTCTTTGGGGCTTGGGCTTGTCAATTCCATCTCCGAGTTTGTACATCGGCAGCTTGATGCGCCTGTTATAGCGATTGTCCCACTGTGCGATATGAACCAGTCCACGTTTGTGCATTTCTTTTACAAACACTCGTGTCGTCTCTACGTGTAGCCCGGTCAGGTCTGCAAGATCTTGTGCGCTCACTGCGCCTTCGTTCAAGTGCGCCAGTAGGTCAACGTAGGTCTGTATCTTCAAGCTCACTTTATTAGTCTCCCGTCTTCGTTCGCCCACGTGCTGGGTTCAGCCATACAATCGGTAGGAATCTCGTACGTCTCCCAGATGTGACCGCACTCGTTACAGCGCTTGCGCCGCCATGTCCAGTTGTATCGGGTGTCTCTTCGCGTTGCAGTCGTGCGGGTATCCCATGTCCCGCACTCAACACACATGCTCATCCGTTTTTCTCCTTGTTTGCCGCAGACCAACCGGCCCACGCCCAATAAGCCGAGCTGTCTGGCCTGAACGGGTTGGTGCTGTCGTCGTAATCGGCATTCCACCACTCATTGAAAGCGTCAGGTATGGCATCCCATTGCCCCTGCTCTGGCTGCTCCGCAGACGCATCGTCGCCCATCTCTTTGAGCATATGATTCAACGCCATCATCTGCTTGCTCTTTTCCATGCGCTGCGCGTGAAGCACGTTCATCGCCTCGCCCAGAGCCGTGGTAGCGCCATACAGCTCAAGGATCTCGTCTTTAATTTCTTGCTTTGTCTTCATGTTTACTCCTCCTTCAACTCCTTAATCGCCGCACGAGCCGGTCGCCACACCTCGCAATCCTTGCATCCCGGATCGCCGCAGTCTGGCTCTGCGCCTTCGACCAGACCCTCAATAATCTTAAGCAACTGACCAACGATCCAATCATGCTCTGTTACCGTCATGCACGGGATGCCGTCGATGATGCGGGTGAACTTGGGTTTCATCTCTCACCCCTTGCTTTCAGCATGGCGTCTGCCATTGACCAGCTTGCCTCTGCTAGTGTTTTTATCGGCTCTTCTTGGCATTCCATAAATCGACGAGCATCTCTATCAAGACCCGCAAGCAAGCCCTGCATCACCTTCGCCGCAAAATAATCGCGAAGCGTCATGCCTTGATATGCCGTCCCCGTCGGGAACGCTGGGCCTCCTGTTGGTTTATTCATCTCTCACCCCTTGCTCGGATGATGTCATCTTGTGTCATGTTCGCTCCTGTATGTCGTAAAACCAATCGTCGCCAGCAGACCACTTGCGCGTGCCGTCAACGGTGTAAAAATCTTTAGCTGCTTGAAAGTCTGGGAACTTAACCTCAGCAGGGATCAGGCTCTGGTCGTACCAAAGGCAGCGGTTGTTGGGCTGCGTGGCGAACTGGCCGTTCTCCAGCCGGATGAAGTTAAAGCTCTTGTGCTCCTCGGCCTGCTCAGTAAAACCCGTGTCAGCGTCCATGCCGTCAGCGCAGAAGTCCACCGTGAACAGGTAGCGCCCGTGGTGCCACTGCTTGTCCTTGCCCAAAAACTTTACGCCCAAGTTACGCAAGCCGATCTTCTCGCACACGGTAAAGCGGTAGCCCATGCAGTCCCACAGTTGCAGCGTGTCGATAGGCAAGTCGCCGTGGTCTTCTTTCCAGACGTAGGCGCTGATCGGCAGCTTGTCGTACAGCGCCCCGTAGCTTGGCAACAGTGATTCGATCCGGAACACCTGACCGCGCAGCGCCTTGATGCTGGTCCAGATGGCAGGTTCTAGCTCACCGTGCCCCTTGGTGAAGTTGTACAAGTACTCTCGGCGCACAAAGCACTTTAGGGGTGGCAGGCTTGCGACGATGTAACTCATGCTTGCCCCCTTGCTTTCTTCAACGCCGCCCGCGCTCGTGTAAACGTCGCATCAAGATGCTCCCAGCCCGTATCTGTCGCATCGACAATCTCTTGCAGCGCCTCGTACAGATCAGGTGCTGCTGAGATCAGTCTCGCGTCGTCTGCGAGCAGGTCGAGCGTCGTGTAGTTTTCGTCCTTGCCGATTTGAACGTAGCGATATTTGTCACTGTGATTGGACCGCCTGACCCGCCACGGCCCGGATGTGTAGCTCATTGGCTCCCCCGTGCTCTGATTGCTGCTGCCGCGGCCAGGGTGCCGTAGCCGTCGATCCCTGCCTGCTCCACTGACAAAGCGCAAGCCTCTCTTTCTCTCTCCACCGCTTTCCTGACCGTAACACACGCCGGTCGCTGGCATTGATCGTTGCAGGTGTGGATGCCGTCAAAGAGCATCTGCTGCTGGATGAGCGCGAAGAACTTCAACACCCACTCCTCGCCCCACGGCGATGCAAAGATCGCTTTTTCATGCGGATGACAGGCCTGCTTCGCCATCTTCAGGATGCCGTCTCGTGTCATTTTTTCACCGCTTGAATCAAATACAAAGCTGACTCCATCGGGATCGGTGACGCAGGTTCGTCCATGAACTTTCTGTTCTTCAGCTCGTGCTGCTGCAGGAACATATGCGGGTACTTTGTTTTTACTTTTTCAATCGCTCGTTCGAGTTGATCGTTGTCCTTTGTGTAGTCGCGTTTCAAAGGGACGGATTTGAGTTCGTTAAACATTTTTGTTCTCCTGAATCATTGCGCGAGTAAGCCGCGCTTCAACAATAATTTGCTGACAAATATCTCTTGCTTTTACGTTGTCATTCTTGAGCATGACTTCGTACAGCTCCTGCACCAATTGCTTCATTGCGTGATGGCCCTCTGCCCAATCAATCATCTGTTTCCTCCAGGTCTGAAAAGTCAAGGTTCTTGGACTTATACCAGTGGACGTAGTTGAACTTGAAATTGCGGCGTTGAAGCGCATCAAACCCATTGATTGATACCGGACTCGAATCGTGCATGATCGTCAGCATCCGGGATCTGAATTGACCTGGGTCAATGTCTAGCCACGTTGTGTACTCCGTCAATCCCGAAAACGACTCGTCGAACAGGAACCGCATCGCGGTGAAAGCCTCGGTGCTGATCGGCAATGACGGTCGTCTCTCATCTGTGCGCCGCTTAGGCGGCTGCGAACACGCGTCCGCAACAGCCAGCAGCACAACGTTGGCCAGCAGCGCTCGACACGCGGCGTTCTGGTGCTCTGTGTTCAACATTTTCATCACGCCTCCTCCACCGTAATACGGTAGCTCTTGCCGTTTTTGTCCTGGACCATGATGGTCCGCTTGGTGCTCACCATGTACCCGTCTGGGTGCAGATCCATCTCCGGATAACCGATTGTCTGAATCTTGGACTCGGCGTCCAAGTTCTTAAGTCCCAGAGTTGTGACGGCGCTGATGTAATCGCAATATGCAAGCATGATTGACCTCAGAAGTAGCGGGATTTTTGTGACGAGTCGATGATTTCACCGACGATCCGGTCGTAGTCCTTGCTAGTCAGCTTGCGCTCAAGCCAAGGAGCAGGACGACCGCGGCGATCCAACACTTCAAACTCGACTTCGGTGCCGCCGTTGTAGTCCCAGTCACTGCCCCAGGTGTCACGCCCCGCGTAGTGGCTGAACACGGTGACTTCGATCAGGCAGGGGATGCCAGAAATCCGGGTCTCAATCATTTGTTGCTCCTTCGCTGTAAGAGACTCTATTGTGCGCTAGATCTAGCGCGTTGTGTTGAGTTTTTACGATGAAATTTTTTTATCGATGCGCCGCTGTTGATAGCCTGACTACGCGTTGCATCCGGCTGCTACCGCCCTTTCGGCGTTGACCCGTATCCTCGATCAAGCCACGGTCCATCAGAGCCGCAAAACGGGCCGTGATCGAGCTGTAAGGGATCGCTGGGTGCTTCCCCCTTATCTCATCGCTGATGCAGCCTGAAGGCCCGTATGACGCAATTGCGTCCAGCACCATCGCCTCGAGTTTCGTCAAGCTAACTAGGGAGGCCGCGGCCTTGCTCGTGTCAGGGCTGTCGTGCCGCGCTAACGCTCGCGTCTCGGTTAGGTGCTCCTCGATTGCCCGGACGACTTTCCCGATTTGATAGGCAGTGATCTCGTCACGACAGTCGATCAGGCGCAGGTTAATTAACACTGACCGCAACAGCTTCCTGCTCATGGTGTACTCCCAAAGATGACCACGACGAAGAAATAAAAGCCCGCAAATATTGCGCAGGCTTTCAGGGCAGTCAGCCAGACTGGCTCATTCATTGTGTGTCTCCAGGATCGCCGCCTTTCGGTTCATGAGGCTCTTGAGCGTCACCAGCTTGGCGTAGTTGATGTCGTGCTCTTTCATCGCGGCGTTGAACGCCTGGGCGATCTCGAGGTCGTGCGGGTTGCTACGGCTCGGGTTAGCCAGCGCATACAACACGTCAAGCAACTTGGAAAGATTCTTGATGTCGTCGTTGTTCATGATCTTCGCTTTCAGTTGAATGGGGCCGAAGCCCCGGTGATTACTTGGCTTCGCACTTCAGGGAGAAGCGGGCCGCGGTCTTGGTGTGCTTGGCGATCAACTCAGCAGGGATCGCAAGCTCCTTGGCCAAGGCCTTCCAGTCAACGGTGCTGACGTTAGCCTCAACGTACAGAACTTGGAACTGCTCGCCGTCCCAGAGCTTCTGGCCGGTCAGGCTGGCCTCGTCCTTGATGCCGTCCTTGATCTTCTTGGCGCGGGCCTCGAGATCGGCGATCTCTTTGAGCAGGGAACCCAGGGTGTCAATGTCGTTGGTCAGAGTAGCCATTTCGCTTTCCTTCGCTGTTGTCGCAGTCGGCGACTGCATGGATAGAACTGTAACACTAAGTTAGACGTTAGTGGGAGAAATTTATCTCTTTTGGAAAAAAATTTATAAATCGGGGTGCCACCTGTCCATAGGTTTTTTCTATGAGGTCTACCGTGTCCTGCAGCAGCTCGATCTCGCCGTAGCCCCAGTGCTTCGGGAACCCCTTCGTCCCGAGGCCATGCAGGCCCGTGTTGCCCCTGTGATGCTCGGGGCATAGCGGAATGACACACCAGTTGTTTGCGCGTCTTCCAGCCCCTGTCCCGGCCCGCAGATGATGGAGTTCCGCGGGCGTTCCAGGGTGCCCCATCCTCCGGCAGACGGCGCAGCCCAGTTCGGCCACGCGTCCCATGTGCTGACGTTCAGCAAGCGTTGTCAATCGTTACTTTCCCTGTGGTTTCTGACCGCGGCCATCCACCCCGCCTGAAAGTGCCGTTCCACTTCAACGTCACTCGCAGTTTTAAAGCCTCGGTTTTTTAGATACGCCTCGAGCGCTACGGTCATTGATACCGGCGTTCGCCTAATCCTGCGCTCCAGCTCGCGCCACGCTTCCTCTTCCGGATCATCGATCATCAACGACCTCCCGGTTCTTCCCAAAGAGCCAGTCTGTCCGGTACTCCGTTGGTGGCACCCAGCCGTACCGCCGCCAAACACTTTGCACGTCCGCACCTCGCGTCCACGGTCGCCCCCACAGGGATTTCGGATCGACCAATTTTGTCTCAATGACTGTTAAGTCTGTCATGCTCTTTCCCTAAACAGTTGCTCTGCCTTCTGCCCGATTTGTAGCCTCTTGCGAACGCCAGACTTCGATCCTTGCCTGCGCCGCTACCAACCCCCAGCGAATCTCTTCCTCGCGCTCTACGGCCTCTTTAAGGCCTTTGAGAAGGTCGATGTACTCCTGAGCGCTGTACGCCTCGCGCTCCTGCGCGTTGACCGTCTGCTCGTAGCTTCGCTTCATCAAGATCGCTTTCAGACTCTTCCTGTACTCCTCGAGATAGATCCTCTCCGCCTTCGCTTTTGCGTACCGCTTGCCGTGCTTGAACAAGTATTCAATTGCAAGTTCTGGGTTTACGTCCATGTCAATCCTTCGCTGTCATCAATACTTCGCCTGCTTCCTTCGGAAAGTGCACGCCCCAGGCGATAAGCTGCTGCACGTCCATATGTCGCAAGAACCCGTCGGCGATGCCGATCCGATACTCAACGTCCTCGCGGTCGGTTTCGACCTTTACGACGCCGACTCTTCCCTTCGGGGTCTCAAACCAAATCACATCCAACGGCTTCGCTTCGTTCATTTGATTTCCTCAATCTTCACTTTCAACATTCCCCCAATCAGCGGACCCCAGTAGATGCGCAAGTCCACGATCTGACTGTCGTCCTCAAACACCCCGGCGTGCGCGAGCGAATCCAGCACAGCCTTCAGTAGGTTGTCAAGGTCACGCTTGCGCTTGTCCGGCCTCCAAGCCTCGATCTCAACCTTTAGCGGCGCGGTGTAGTGCTTCGCCCCCCGCTGGATCAAGATCTGCTCAGTCACCGCTGTACGGTATTGCCGCCCCGCCTGACTGATGATCATCCGATTCTGAAACATCCGCCAGTAAGTGTTGACCGACGGTGGCCAGGGCAGGGTCACTTCCATTCGTTTCCCCGGTTGCCCTTGCCCCACTGGTCGCGACTGTCTGCGATGAGTTTGTCCGCGGCAGCATCACCGCGGGCTTTCCTCACAAGATCGATGTAGTCGTGCATGGCTGCTTTCTTGTCCTTTGCTGCATCAATCTTGCGCAACAGCCAGTTGACTTCGCATTGATGCCTGAAAGCTTCGGATCGCCTTGCGAGCGTCTTCTCGTCTGCAGTCTCGTCCATCGGTGCTCAAGTGATGATCTAGGATGTCTCGCAGTCTACGATCCTCACGAGCGCCTCGAGCGATGAACTGAACCGCAAGCTCCGATCCGGGATACTTCGCCCATCCCAACGGGTCGCCCGTCTGCATCATGTTAGTCATGGCCTCGGCGATCAACTGCTTGCCTTCGTCAGTGACTTGCTTCGGGGGCGGCGGCAATGCAATTCGATGCTCAACCGCGTTGAACTGCTTGCAGAGGGAGATCCACTCGGCCAACGACGGCGGCCATGCCGGAGGATCACTCTGCAAATGCCGCAACACCCGCTGGATCGTATCCGGCGACACCGAACGCAACTGGTTCTCCCAGGCGGCTTTCGTGTCGTCGATCTCGGCCTTTGTTGTTCCGAACTGCGCGACGACCTTCTGCCGACCCCACAAAACTCCGAACCGGTCGATCAATCGTTCACAATAGCTTTGCATGGCATTTCCACAACATTGTTGACCAAGTGGTTCCACAGATCCTGCTTCTGCGCCTTGCGCTCAACCCAATCGGCTTTGAAGCCGCGCCAGCCCATTAACATCATGTGATCGAGCGCCTGCTCAAGTGACCACCCGGCCTGCGCAGCCTCGTCTCGGATCATGCGAATCACCCGCGGCGTGACAATGGCTCGTTTCTCCTTGCGGTGCCGCAGAAAGTCTGACCAGCACTCGTCTGAAACATCTGTAGGTTTCATGTGTTCTCCTGTTGACGCTGTAACTTTATCTTAAACGTACAGGCTTTGGTTGTGAAATTTTTCTATCAGAATTTCTTCACAGATAGTCTGAAGATGCTTCGGGCATAGTTCCCCCAGGGTGGAGCCAAACACTTTAGCTCTACCTCTCCCGCTTGCAGCGTCCTATGCTGTAGCCAGAGTTCCCGGAGGCTGCGATTGTTTCGATTCCTGGGTGGTCTACCACCGCTGTCCCAGGCGTCTTCCCTAGTCCCTCGCAGACAGGCTAGACGGCGTGCAGTCAGGGTGATGACTAGCCGGTGTTTTCCGCTGGCTCCCATGCAGGAGCACTGCTGCGTGAGCGGAACGGCTGGCGTAAGGACGAAAAAAAACCGTCTAGGAAGACCCCGGTGAGAGACCCAAGTTTGCGGCTTGGGCTACCCCTTACGGGGTCGGGATCTTGCTAGACGGCTCTCAGTCGGCTCTCACACCAACGAAGAGAACGATACAAGCTCGCTAAAAGCCTGTCAAGACGTTCTACCGCGTGGCGCACAAGGCCACGTCCGTTGCAGCAGGTTTGTGATGATGCTGTCTGCAGAGAAGTGCCTCGAGGACGGGTTGCTTACCAAGTGCGCCTGTACAAGGTCTTTCAACTGCCCGAGAGTCACGGACTTCGGAAGGCAATTGACCACGTTGGTACCGTAGTCAGACACTCCGGCGATGTATCCCAAAGCCAAGGCACGGTCTAACGTGCTCTCTGAGTTCAACTTGTTTAGCAAGTCATTGCCCGAGTAAAACTCGGCTTGGACGTTGAAAGAAACTGCTATCGTGATAGCTGCAAGCCACTTCATCTCATGCTCCTTTCTTCGGGCGACCGCCCTGTTTGCCACTCTTAGAATTCGTCTCGCTTCGCTTCAGTCGAGCAACAACATCCGCCTGTAGGTAGTCGTTCATCCACCCCTCCGGCGTCTGGGTGAAGTACCCATACAAAACCGGCTCGATACAGTCCCAGTCAAGCCGGATCTCCGCCATCAACCAATCTCTGTCGAGCGGCAACGGCCCCTTGCCCATGTAGTACAGATCGATCATCCGCCGGAACGCTAAGTCTTCAGCGTCAGGCAAGTACTTAGAAATCTCCCTGTACTGCTCGAGCGGGAACTTGTACCAGTTCATGCGAACACGTCCGGACGCAGCTCCTGACGCGTCACCGCACCGTCAGTCGCCTTCTCAATCTCAACAGCCAGACGCAGGCTCGGCTTCCGCAGCCCGTTTGTGATCAGCGCCATCCAAGTAGGGGTCACGCCTACCCGCACCGCTAGCTTCGACGCAGCACCCCGCGGCTGACCGTTAAAAAAATCTCTCAAAGTCATAGTTGCCTCCTGTAATCGTATGTTATATTATTTGAAGTTGTTACACCACAGAGAAGGAGAAGCGAATGGAAGAATTTCATCAACTTATGATCGAGCGACAGCAGCGCGTCGAGGAAGCCATAGAACGCGCTCAGGCGGGCGTGGCGACTGAAGACGACTGGACCATCATCCGATACGAATGCGGCGTCGTACAGCGCCCCAAAGTCATTCTTGAAACCATAGGAATCGAACCATGCCTCTGATTGCACGCGATAGCGGAAACGAAAGCAGCTTCACACCCGTACCCCCCGGAATGCACCTTGCGCGGTGCTACCGCATCGTTGATCTAGGTACCCAGAAAAGCGAGTACCAGGGTGAGATCAAGTACCTGCACAAGCTGATGATCCAGTTCGAGGTCCACGGCGAAGACGACAACGGAAAGACCTTGATCACGTCTAAGGGCGAACCCCTGTCCATCTCAAAGAACTACACCAACATGCTGGGTGAAAAAGCCTCACTCCGCAAAGACCTCGCCGGGTGGCGCGGTCGTGACTTCACTAAAGAAGAGCTTAAAGGCTTCCTGCTGAAGAACATCCTCGGACACTGGGCCATGCTGTCTATAGCTAAGGCCATCGGCAACAACGGTAAGGAATACACGAACATCATGTCGGTGAACCCCGTCCCCGCTGCAATCAAAAAAACCGGTCTCCCTCAAGGGTTCAACACTTTGGCAATCTTTAGCCTGGATGAACCCGACATGGCCCTGTTCGAGACGTTCAGCCGGTCGTTGAAGGAAAAAATTCAGTCCGCGCCTGAATGGCAGAATCGAAACGAACTTGCCAATGAAACGCCGCTGACAAACAACGATAGTGTTGACGACGACATCCCATTCTGATGATTTCTAAAGACCCCCGCGCAGCAGAGTCCACCCATTGGTACACCCGTGGCGGCGAACCCATGTACACCGTGGAAGCCGCCAAGGGAGGCCAGCGGCCTACAACCCTCCGTGACGCTCGCAAGCTCAACCTTGTCCCGAGCGTCACAACTATTCTTGGCATCGCAGCCAAACCCGGTTTGACCCAGTGGATGCAACGTCAAGTTCTTCTCGCAGCACTCACCCTCCCCCGGATGCACGATGAGCCAGAAGACGTGTTTATTGCTCGTATCCTGGCAGACTCAAAAGAGCAGGGGAGGGCGGCTGCAGACGCCGGAACAGACATCCACGCATCTATCCAAGGCTTCTACGAAGGAGCAACCGTTAAGAAGCATCGGGAACACGTCGAAGGCTGTACTCGCACGATTACTGATGCCTTTGGATTCCACGGGTGGATTGCTGAACGCCCCTTCGCCCATGAACTCGGTTTCGGCGGGAAGGTCGATCTCCACTCCCCGCAAAACGTAGTCGTGGACATCAAGACCAAAGAGTTCACCGACGCGGACAAAATAGATGCATACGACGAACACCTGATGCAGCTTGCCGCGTATCGCGTCGGACTTGGTATGCCCGAAGCCCGGTGCGCGAACGTGTTCGTCTCTCGTTCTGTGCCGGGTTTAAGCAAGCTGGTTGAGTGGTCGCAAGACGATCTTGCCCGCGGCTGGAAGATGTTCTGCGCTCTTTTGAACTTCTGGCAACTCAAAAACGGACATCAATAATGGACGAGTCAACCATCAAGCAGGTGTTTTTTCAAAGCGACCGGCCCCGCAAAAATGCTTTGATTGCAGATGAGGTTGACATCGTTCAGTTCGCGCAAAACATCGCTGCAATTGTCCGAATCCGAGCCGCTCAGGCAGAGCACCGCCGCTGCGTCAGCATCATTGCGGAATTCAGCCCGGAACTTTCCCGTCAACTTGAGAAGCACAAGCCATAAAAAAAGCCCCAGTTGTGGGGCTAAGAGGAGACTACGGAGCAGTATATTCGATTGAGGGCGGAATTTCTTGACTCTGCCGTCCCCTCAAGTAATTGGCCATCCCCGCCGTTCCACCGATCAACGCAGCAGGCAACGTCGCTGGCGGGAACATCGCAGCCACCCCGGACGCGCCGGTAATTCCAGACAGTAGCGCTTTGATGTAATCGGGGTCTTCTTTCTTCATCTCGTTATACACGTCAGCCGCCTCGCCCCCCGCGAGCGCTAACCCAGCAGGCGGTCCTGCGTACCGGGCTACCGTCCCCAAAGCTCCGACCACCGGTCTTGCCAGCGCTCTAAGCTCGGCGGTGACCGCCTGCAATCCGGTAGGTGCCGGAGGGGTCGTAGGGATAGGTTGCGTCGGAGGCAACGGAACCATAGCGCCCGGAGCTGCGCCTCCTCGAGGCGTCGGCCTTAACGCCGTTTGTTCTGGCTGCACAAACTGCGCCCTCGGGCCACCACCCGCCCCTTGATCTGGCGTCATGATCCCACCGAATCGCGGGTTCTCAACGTACCTCTCATTTGGAAACCGCTGCTGAATGTTCGTCAAACCCTGCTGACGCTTCTGCATAAGATCCCAGGTTTCTCCGGTTCCTTTGCCGTAACCCAACGCCTTCCCGGCCTCGATCTCTGGCAACCCAACTGCTCGAGCATAGTTGAACGTCGCACTTCCCGGACCCGTAGCGGCAGCATATGTCCCCGGCACTCCAAGTTGCGTCGGGACGGGGGCACTAGGAACCCCGGCAGGGGGCTGAGGAAGACCGCCAGAAGGCGCAGGAGGCGCTCCTGCGGGGGGTTGACCCATTCCAGCCTGCAAACCGCGTCCAGCGGCCTGTGCAGCCCCTTGAATGACGTTGCTGCCTGCTTGCCCAACCATACGCCCTGCGGAGATTCCCGCGCCAATACCGCCGCCGTATATCTGACCCATACGTCGCTGTTGGTCATCCATCGCCTGCTGGATCCGAGCGTTTCGCTCTTCGTCGGTTTCTGGAGGCTCTGCTGCCTCAACTTGTGACGCAGGTGGAGCTGCAGGCGGAACAGCAACAACAGGCTCTGCAGTCGCTTGTTCAGGTTTTTTAACAGGCGCTCCGAACGTTCCAAACGAGTTGATCGACCGGACGTACTCAATTACCCGCTTGTCCGGATCTTTCCCGCTCGTCAACGCTTGCAGCGCCCCAGGACCGCCGTTGTAATACACCGCGGCCAGCTTCGGGTCGTTTCCCGTGGCTTGCAGCGCTTGTTTAAGGTATTTGATGCCCGCCTCGATGTTGTTCTCAACGTTGCCGAGTTGCTTCTCGTTGAACCCGATCCCTCGCCCGGTACCCGGCATCACCTGCATGATGCCAATCTCTCCGGAAGAGCCTCGAGGCGGATTGGCCCGCAGGCTACTTTCCTTGAAGGCAATCGCCACCGCCAAGTTCGGATCTACTCCTGCACGTCTAGCGGCTCGAGCAACCATCTCGGCATTGGCAACTTGCTCGTCATCCAATTGATCCAAAAATGTAAGCATCATTGCCCCTGCAGCAGTTGATCTAAACGGTTTCTTGCCGTACCAAGGCCTTCCGGTTTTGCCGTGCTACCAGCCGGAGGCGTCCGCTGACTTGTCGCAATAGCAGGCAACCGTTTTTCTAGCGCAGCAATCCGTTTTTCATAGTCGTTCTGCACGTTTTTGTATAGATCGCTGCGCTCAAACTTCAAGAAGTCCTCGCCAGGATGTTTCTTCTGCCAGGAACCCCAGGCGTCGGCAAGGTCGATTTCGTACTGCGACCGCTCTCGCAACAGACTCATTCGTGAACGAACGACATCTGGTGAATTAGCAATGCCACCAGGAATTCGCGCAACAATCCGCCGCTCACCCTCAGTAACAGCTCCTTGCCCTTGCAAATAAATCCTCGTGAACAACAATTCCATCTCTGCAAGATCAGCCGCAGCTTTTTGGATGTTGTCCAAGTCCTGTTGTCTTACTCCAGGAAGCAATTGAGTAATTGACTGCTGAAGACCCGGCAGGTTGATTGAACCCCCTGGGGTTTGCAATCCTTGAGAAACAAGATTGCCAATAGCGTTCATCAAACCCGGACGCTGGAAGATCCCAAAGAACGAACCGCTCTCTTTCAACGCATTGTCAACGCGGCCCGTAAGACCATAAATCCGTCTTGCAGTGCCAGTCTGTTCTTTGATTGCGGCTTCGCGCTCTGCTGCTGTTTCACCAAGTTTTTTTGCCCGCGCTTCCTCTTGTGCTCGACGCGCAGCAAGCTGCTCTTCAGACAATCTGCCACCCTCTTCCGGTTTACCTTCTTCCGGTTTACCTTCTGCAGAGCGAGGTGGCCCTTCAACAATCTGCTTGGCAAGGGAGTGATACCTCGGGTCATTGCTACCGGCATACATATCCAGCAGAGCAGCTCTTCGGCCATCAACCTTGTACGTCTGACCATAAATCTGGCGCTCGACCTGTTCACCTTTCGGGAACGGATAGAACATCCCGGTGCGCATATCCTGCACGCCACCTTCTTTGGCCACATAGCGCTTCTGATCTAGCTCCTGCGCTTCTTTTAACAGCTCAGGGAACGCTTTGCCTCTTTCAAACCTGTTCAACGAGATATAGTCTTGCCCGGACAGAAACTGAGGATTTGGCGGCATTGTTTGAATGCCTTGGACTCCCTCAAACCCCGGAGGGGCCGCAGCAGCCAGTCCCCCCGTAGGCTTCGCCGGAACGCCGGGGAGGCCTCCTGCGGCAGGGGGAGCACCAGAAGGAGCGCTAGAGGGGGCGGCGGGCGGAAGCCCTGCGGGCGGGGCAGCAGGCTGACCGTCGCCAAGGAACGACCCAATCGCTCGTTCTCTCTGCTTCAAGCGCTCGAGTTCTAGACCAGTGCTTGCAACATTCAACCGCTGTTGTGCTTCTTGCTGCTGCTCTTTGATGAGCTGTTCCTGCGTCTGACCAAGCGCTCCGGCAACACGCCCAAGGGATTCGGTAAAAGATCCGGTTTGGGTCGGCGCAAGAAATCCCTGCGCAGCAGCCAGCATCATCGGGTCAAATCTGCGGTTTTTCCGCAAATCCAACGATTCGTTTAGCCGTTGCAAGGCCTCTTGATAAACCCGGTTAGCTTCAACCGCCGCCGGATCTGTCGGAGCCAGATAATTTACTGGAGCAGTCGCCTCTTTAGCCATAATTATTCGTCCTCAGACGTGTTATACATATCAGGCTGCACTGACGCTGCTGGGTCATACACCATTTGTCCGTCGAAGTAATAACGCCCCTGTGGGTCAATTTGGGTGCCATTATCAAAAAATTTCCAACCGTAACCTATCTGACCAGGTAATGCATTATTTGCAGTCTGTTTTACAAACCCAGTATCAAGACCAAGATTGCCCAGCAGTCCTTTGCCCCAATCAAGCACTTTGCCGATACCCAAACCGCTTAATCCAAGCGGACTTGCTCCGGCAGCTCCTGGCCCTCCAGTTGCCGCCCCAATTATTCCCAAAACACCAAGAATGTTTTCAAGCGGCGACTTCTGATATTGACCCGCTTGCCCCGGCCCGACACGAATGTTCTCACTTGACAGCGGCGTTTGATACCCGCGTAGCAAACCCGAAGCAGTCGTTGCAGTCTTCAACGGGTAGTCCAGCAAGCTCTGTTCATAGGCCTGACGTTCGGCTCCAGCTTTTGTCAAAGCACCAGCGCCGGTCAAACCTAGATCCTGCTCCATCTTGGCCGTTGCGGCCTGCTCTTTTCCTGCCTGCGTCAAAAACTGAAGTTCGCCCAAGGCTGTCTTCTGTGCTTCAGAAAACCCGGTTTGCAAAGCCGCCGCCTGTTGCCCCGTCAGATTTCTCTGAGCATCTGTCAACGCCTGACCTAGCGCTCCGGCGTACCGCTGGCCTCCAAGTCCTCCAGTACCGACGAACCCGGCTTTCATCGTAGGCAACAACGACCTTTGCATGGCCTGCTGTTGCAGCCGCTCCATCTCGTTGACTACAGTATCGGTGTACGGATTCATCAACTCCTGAATCCGAGAACCTGTTACCCCTTGTGCGGCACTCCCAAGAGTAACAGGTTCTCG